AGCTCCCTTGGGAGTGACATTGCATAGCTGCCATGCGGAATAACATTTGACATTCTTAGGGATGTTGATAGGTTGCGGATGTCAACACGAGCTGGAGAGCAAACCAAATGACCTTCGCCCCCTTCTGCCTTTCGATCGAAACCACTTCCGGCAAATCCGAGCAATACGGCTTTCACCTCGGCACGGACGAAAAGCTTGCACGGCAAATCGCCGAAGAAAAGTTCAACGCGCGTGTACGGCACGGCTTGCCCGTCGTGACCGTTGCCCTCATGCGCCGCAAGATCGTCGACGTTTTCGACGGCAAATGGTTCAACGATTGCCAAGGGGAGGGCTGACATGCACAAGCAATTCACCAAGGGCGACATCGTCGCGATCGTCGAAACGCGTGTTACGCTGTTCGTGCACGGCATGCGGCCGTCGAAAACGTCGACAACCGTACGCATCGTGCGCGTTGAGAGCGCGAGCCGCGACGGCAATCACGTCGGTAAATACAGCACGTATCCGGGTTCGCCAACCTATCCGTACAACGGCCGTTACAACCGATCGAAACTACTCGCGATAAAGTGCGCGAACATGCAAAAGAATGCGCGGCGCCTATTCGACGCGGCAACCGGACCACTCGACTACGATAGCGAAAAAAGTGCACAAGGCGCCGTGATTTTCGCTTGACAGTCACTAAGAAAGGGAGGGCTGAATAATGCTTACCACGGCACAGCGGCGCGTGCTCAAAATAGCGGCCGAAGGTAAAGTGACGCGTACGTATCGAAGCGACGGCAACGTACTTAAAGGGCCGCCGGGAGAAAACTTCGGACGTACGTTGTGGGATTTGGATCGCGCCGGCTTAATTGAAGACGAACGTATGAAAGGCTATCGGACCTGTTTTCGTCAAGTCATCACAGCCGCGGGCCGCGCGGCCCTGGAGCAACCATGACCGCCGAACTACGCCACGACAGGTCAGCTTGGGAGCGCGTGACTGAAGGTCCGCGCTTCTTCCTTCAAGGTCGGTCGTACAAACACTTGATCGAATTCCGCCGCCCGTGCAAAACGTGCGGCGAGTCGTTCTCGATTTTCGTCACTCAAAAGATCGCCGACGAACGTGCCGATTCAAATTCGTTCGGCCTTGTCAATTGCGAGCTGCACAGGCGCGGCCGTATCCCAAAGCCCGACGTCTATGCGGCCGAACGCGAATTGCGGGCCGAGGTCGAAAAGCTGCTCGCCGAGAACGAACGGCTGAAAAACAACCAAAGAAAAATGCCTTGGGAGGCTTGACAATCCCTAAGGAATTCCGTACGTGTGTGTACGTTGAACCGCTGGAGAGCACGCCATGGCAAACATTCGACACTTCGCAACGCTGAACGGCGAAACGATTGTTCTTAACAGCACGATTGATAATCGCGGCCGCGAAGGTCGTTTTGGCTGGCACCCGGAAACTAAGACTTGGATCAAAGTTGAACGCGTTATAGAGTACAAGTCCTTTGCTTCGAAGCACGAATGCGACGCGCGGTGCCTCAATGCGACGGGCCGTGTCATGAAGTGTGAATGTTCGTGCGGCGGCAAAAACCACGGCAAGGGGGCTTTTAGCTGTGAGTGACGAATCATACTGGACCTATCAAGCGGGGTCTAGAACCCCCGCTTTCGCCGAAGTACCGGCCAGCGCTTTTCGCGGCACGGAAGACCAATGGCATAGCTTGTCACCTGGCATGCGACGCGAAATCGTCCGTACAGCACAGAAAAAATTTTTGTATCCTTGGCAAAAATAGTTGTTGACACTCCCTAGAGAACGCCGTACACATACGGACATTGGAACGTTGAACCGCTGGAGAGCACAGATGAAACGTCCGCATTCCGAAAACTGCGATACTTCGCACGCTGAATTCATTCTAAGCCGAATGGAAGCCGCGGCCCGTGCTGGCGACGCCAACAAGGCGTCATGCAATATCGCCGGCAAATGGCTTTCCGTATTTATCCGCGACGACGGCAGTATGGCGTACGGCTGGCAAGGTGGATACCCGAGCTGGGTAGTGTCGCGCGAAGTTGCACTTAGTGTTTTGGTGTGCCGATGATTCCCGCAAACGACAACCGCAACTATTCGAACCTTCCGACGTACCATGCCGTACGGATGGAAGCCACGCATATCGCCGCAGAGGCGCGTCACGCCGAATGGCTGGCGCAAATCGCAAAACTCAGGGGGCAGAAATGACGGAGAACTACGCAGGCGCCCGAACACTCGCCACTGTTGAGCACTGTGGCTTAACATTCCGTATTGTGCGGCGTCGTTTTAAAGGAAAATTGTGGCGTAAGTATTTGACGCTTCTGTACGAAGATTTGCCAATCAGTGACGGTACATTTCCGCCGACAACGGACCCGCAAGAATGCGTTAAGTTCTATCGCGACATCCTGAGACGCGTGTGTCCAACCCGTGCCAGGACTGACGAGCAACTGGCAATTCTCAAAGCAAGGGGGCAGAAATGACGAATCCGATTTGCGCCGCGATGGGATGGCCCGTTCCTGGCCCGGACGAACAGCTTCACATCAGTCTCAACGGCAAGTTGGTTGCTCGCCTTACGGCCGCGCGGGGCGGCTATGCCGAAGGCCTCTATCTCAGCAATCCCGCGGGCGCCAATTACGGATCATGTTTCTCGGCCGGTCCAGGGCCGCGGGAGCCTGATGTGATCCGCTACTTGGCAGACAAGCTCCGCATCAGGCCGGCGACATTGTCTCAACTCACCGTCAACATAATTGCACCGGAAAAACTCAGGAGGCAGAAATGAATCACCAAACAGAAGTGGTTCGCTTGACAGTACTGCAACAAATAGAAGAGATGGCACGCGACGCTAACGTACATTCAATCCTAGACGCTAAGCAACTGTTGAGGCAGATAGCGCGCAAGGCGCGAAACGCAATCAAAGGCAAGATCATTTGACAACCCCCGCACCGCAGGTCTAAAAGCGAATCGTCCACGAACGGAGGGGGCGACTCATGAAGCAATTCCTGCAGTTCTTCGCGTACGATCACTTGCCGCCGCATTTGCAAGATGTCTCAAAGCCGTTCTGTCAAATGGCGCTCCAGCTTGTTGCGACACTGCCAGCCAACCCGGAAAGCACGGTCGCCATGCGCAAATTGCTGGAGGCGAAAGATTGCGCCGTGCGCGCGACGCTCTACAAATCCGAAAGCTGAAAACAGAAGGTCCCTGGCACGGGGCTGAATCGTGCCAGGGACCAAAAACCATCCGCGGGTGAAGGCGCGAATGCACCCCCCACATAGACCGACCGACTTCAAAACGCAAGCCCCGTTGCGAAAAAGCAAGACAGGCTTGCCAATGCCATTTCCTAAATCGATTCAGGAATTTTGGGACGAAGCTGTACGTCGCGGCTTCTTTCCGCTCGCGATAGCGCGGGGAAGTAAAGCCCCGATCGGGGAAGGTTGGTCGACCTGGACACATCCAATTCCGCACCCGGGAGCCGGCTCTGTAGGGCTGCGTTGTGGTGACGGAGGCCTGTCCGGCTTTGATGTTGACTGTTCCCAGCCTGAAATTTCCGCTCGATTACTCGCGGCATTTCGTAACGTTCTCGGCACGACAATCCCCGTGCGGTGGGGGCGAAAGCCCCGTTTCCTGATACCGTACTTTTTAACTGACGCTCCCGTACAGGGCCGTACGTTTACTTTTGCCACAAGCGGCGAAAAATTGCAGCTCATGGGCGGACAGTTCATTGCCTTCGGGCCGCACAAGGACACCGGCCAGCCTTACGAATGGGAGAACTGGGAGAGCGAGTGGCCGCGAATCACCACGGCACAACTGCAATATATCCTGGCCGAAGTCCCGATGCGCGCGGGCACGAGCCTTCGCTTTTCCGCCGAGCACGAAACGTGCACCGCGGAGGAAATCGCGGACGCCACGCCGCGCACGCAAGACGAATGGCAAGCAGGCCGCGACGCCGCACAGCGCTACTTAGGCATGCTTAAGCAAGAGTTGCTAGGACGCACGGAGGGCCGCGGGTCGACGATTTTTGCACTTGTCGGCGTGCTGAAATTTGCCGCCATGCACAGCATGTGTACGCGCGAGGAAATCGAGGACGCCATCATAGGCGCCGGCCACAGCCTCACGGAGGGCATCGGCGGCCGGACGCTCGGTGAGGAAGTCAACCGCCATGACGAACTGCCGGTGTTGCGCGGCAACCTTATCATGCTGGCCGTGCTCAATCGACGCATATTAAAGCATGCTTTATTTGACGCGATGCAAGCGCCGACGCTGATCGCGCGTACGGGCTTCGAAGTATCATTAGACGACAAAAGCGATGAACTGCCATGGTTGCTGCACCAACGCGTACTTTGCGGCGAAGTCCATTTGTTCACCGGCCACTCAGGCGCTGGCAAGTCTACCGTTGTCACGGACCTTGCAATAAGCATGCTTTGCGGGCGCGCGTGGCTTGACGCCGACATTGAACGTGCGGACGGTCACGTGTTATGGATTGCCGCAGAAGACGCGTACGGAACAGAACGCAGGGTGCGTCACATGCTACGGCAGGAACCGAATGGCGCAGCGCTCGCCGCACGCTTTCACGTCGTTCCCGGCGTGTCGGAACCGATGGCGTTTGAGCAGCAATACGTTGCCCAAGTGCAAGCAATGGCCGCAATGAAGATGCGCGTTGACCTGGGCGTAGTCGATACGTGGGGCGCTTCCGGATTATGCTTTGCCGACAACGATACGGAAGCCGTCCTAAAGGCGATGTTCATCCTAAAACTGGCGGCAAAGCGTACAGAGACTGCCCTGATAGTTACCGATCACTTGCCGATGGGCAACAGCGACGCGTGGCAGAAGGGCAACGGCGCCAAAACCGGAAACAGCGGTTTTGTATACCGAATCACCGCCGGGCGGCAGGATCTCATATCGATCGACTGCGGTAAAGCGCGCGGGTGTCCCAAACCGAAAAGTTACATCGGCCGAATCGCGTCCGAAAACTACGGGGTCGACAGCAAGGGGCGCCCGACCACCGTCAATATATTTCGGCGCGACGATACGCCGTCAACGCAAGAGCGCGAGATATCGGCCGCGCTAAAGCTGGCCGGAATGCTGCCGGGCGTCGTCGCGACGGGCATGGACGCGCTTCGGGCCGGCAGCATTGTCAAGTTTGAAAGCGTAGCAGAACTCGGCGACAAGCTGGCTGATGACGAAGCGCCCGGATTCGTCGTCAACAAGGACGCCGCACTAAAAATGTTTGCGAAAGAGGGCCTGGAGGGCTTGATGAACAGCGGCTATCTCCGTACAATGCGGGGCGCGCCGTTTTTCGCCATCTATTCGCCGATGAATGGCGTAAAGCATGCTTTAACAATGCCGTGGCCGATCGAAGTGCCGACACAGCCGGGAGGCTTCCCGTGGTGAGAGCTTACCACAATGAAAACAATCCGTACGCCGCTCAATGGCTCCGCAACCTCATCGCCGCCGGGCATCTACCCGCAGGCGCCCTCGGAAACGCTATCGTCCCGCAAGTCGCGGCGGAATTTATCAAAGCGTACGGTGATGCCGTGGGAGACATGATTTGCGCATGTGGGAAAACAGCGATGGACGGCGTACGGTGCAGACTGGGGACGACGCACAAAGCGCCTATGCCGTGGGGGACGCAGTTATCTACCACAGAGACGCCAACGTTATCGGCACAGTCGTCCACGTCTCAACCGTCATCAGTCCCCTTATTTCCGTGGTTTGGGACGGCAACGACGGAGAGCCGATAATATATCCCATGAATACAACGCTACTGCGGAGGGCATGGCCGTGGGAAATCGAGGAAGGATCATAGCATGGGAGCCGCAAAAACGCTTTCCGAAGTGATTGCCGACGAAGCCGCACATCGGAAAGAAGCTCCGCGCAATCCGAAAACGCCGCCTGCAGAGCAGTTCAACAACTTCTGCACAGAACCGCCGTGCGCTTCTGCCGCGTGCCGGAAGGCACGAAGGTGCCTGCACCATGACTGAGGGAAAGCATGCTTTAATGCCGTGGGAGGCGCCGGCAGACGAACCGCCCGAACGGTCGCTAGAAGAAACCGTGAAAGCGCTGCAAGCGGACATGGCGTTTGCCGTACGTCACACGGCTGTCCTTGTGCGCAGTGATAACGCGCTGCTGCGAATGGTCGTCAACACGGAGCGCGGGCAGCTCATGCCGCCGGGCGCAGTCACGTTCACAGACGGAAGCACCGTTGAGTTTCAAGACATCGGCATGTGTCAACTCGGCGTCCCTACCATGACGGTGCACGAGCTGGCGAAAGCCGTGTTCAGCAAGGCGACAGAACTGGGGTTGGAAATTGCATGAGTAACCAGGGGCCTTGGGAATACCGCAGAGTCGAAATAGTTGTCGTGTACTACGCATGGGACGACATGCAAGGAGTCTATTTTTCTACGGAGGACCTTACGGAGTTGCTGAGACGCAGGCGTAGAGCGAGAACCCCTTTCGGTCCTCGAGAGCCCGTGGGGGCGTACTCGGTCGGACGCGTGAAGCCCGCAACATGACCGTCGTCGCTTCAAACTTCACCCGGTCGCCGAACGACCTGTACGAAACGGAGCCGTGGGCCGTACGTGCGTTGCTGCGCCGCCTCCCACCCGTACGCGGCCGTAAGATATGGGAGCCGGCCGCCGGCAATCACAAGATCGCGGACGTGCTGAGATGGGAGAGCGCGGACGTACTCACCTCGGATATTGTTGTGTATCGTACAAAACACGATTTCATGTTCGATTTTCTTGCAACTCCGACCGGCGGAAGCGGGGCGACCGATCGCGACATCATCACAAACCCGCCATACGGGCCGCATAACCGCGACGCCGTAAAGTTTGCACGTTTGGCATTGCAGCGGAGCGCCGGATGGGTTGCACTCTTGCTGACTGCCAAGTTTGATTTCGGCAAAACCCGCCGCGATCTATTCGCCGATAACCCGCGTTTCGCCTTCAAAGTTGCGTTACTCGATCGCATACAGTGGTTCTCGGGTGACACCGGCACCGAAGATCACGCTTGGTATGTATGGGGGCCACTGTGGCAGCCCGCGCCACGGCTGTTTTGGGAGGGCAAATAAAATGCGCTACTGGCCTTTTAGCTTGCTGTGCACGTCGCCATTAATGCCGGGTGACTGCGTTGCAGAGTTGACCGCGCTGCACAAGACGCGGCGGCTATCAGGACGCGCATTTGAAGCATGTGGTTTCGTCGCGGGACGTACAGAACCCGTCATAGCGGACGGGCTTGTAGTTCTCGAAGACGAAAACCACACGACGCTGCAATTCGCGTATATGCAGATGCCTACCTCGGAACAGTGGAGGCGTTTGGAACGCGCTAACATCATAGAAGCGCCCCACTGTCACATATTTATTATTAGTACGCTGCACTGAGGGCTTGACATGCGGCGTCCGTACACGTACAGTGCGCGGCATGAACACAATCGGGATTAATCCTTTCGCTTCGATAGTCGAGATAGCGCGGCAACTAAGGACGCCAATCATGAGCATCAAAACCACGGACAGTGAATTAGTGCGCGCCATATCGCGCGAATGGTTGGCGATCTTCATGAAAGCGTTCGGCCACTCAATACGCAATGAACGCGCCAGCGCACGGATCGCCACTGCGGCATTTGTTGATGGGCTTGCAGGTGTTACGGCGCTCGCCATAGCTGGGCGTCACGGCAGCAAAGACGAAATAGTCGAAGCCACGATCACATCGCTTCGCGAATCGATCGACCGTGATTTGCAGCATTTGTTCGGTGGTTTGACATGATTCGTGAAATTACAGACGATGAATTGAAAAAGTGGTGGTTCGTGTACGGACCGCAGCCGGAGGAAGACCCCATAATCCGTTCGATACACGACTGGGATTTTCTACGCTTGGTTGCTACCTTAGCAACAATGCGCGGTGTAAAGTTGAAGGTTGCTTAGGTGTTCATCCCGCGCAAACATCAGATTGAATGCGTCCAGGCGCTAACTGCGTACGATGGCCGTTTCAGCGTCGGCGAAATGTGCGTTGCATCTGGCAAGTCGGGCGTGCTTGGCATGCTGGGATCGCACTACAGTCAGCGCGGACGCGTACTGATCGTTGCGCACAATAAAGAGTTGGTAATGCAGAACGCGGAAGCCGCAAAACTGCTCGGCTTGAATCCCGGCATTTGTTCGTCCTCGATCAGCACGAACGCATTCGCCCGCGTGACTGTCGGTACGATCGGAACCGTCATAAATCGGGTCCGTCTGTTCCGCGACGTGGCTGCGATCTTGGTTGACGAAGTACACAGAGTGCCGCCGGCCAAGTCATCGCAGTACCGCAAACTATTCGAGGCACTCCCGCACGCGAAGGTGCACGGACTTACAGGCACGCCTTTCCGCGCGGACGGAACCGGCGATCTCGAAAAGACATTCGGTCCCGTCGTTTACAGGTACGCATTCCTTGAGGCGCTTCGCGACGGCTATGTTAAGCCGTTGGTGCCCGTCGACGCTGGCGAAGATGAAACGATCGATACGGAGGGGCTTAGCACGACGGCCGGGGACTTCGATCCTGATGAGCAAGCGTCGCGCGCAATCAAGCTCGCCCCCAGTCATGCCCGTACGATCTTGGAAGTCATGCGCAAATTCAACAGACGCCGAGTGCTCGTGTTCTGCTGCAACATCGAACACGTCGACAAGATGGAAGCCGAACTACGCCGTCTAGGTGCAAAAGTTGTCGGCGTGCATTCCAAGTCCGTAATCGGAAAACGAGACAAGTCGGTCGAAGCATTCCGGCGCGGCGACGCGGACATACTTGTTTCCTGCAACATGTTCTCAACCGGCTTTAACGTTCCTGACATAGATTACGAAGCGTTTTGCCGCGCAACAAGATCGGCGGTATTCTACGCGCAAGGTCTAGGACGCGGCGCGCGACCAACACCGTACGCGGTCAACTGTCTCATATCAGATTTCGGAGATAATATCAGGCGTCACGGCACACTTGACGCCGTAGTGGCGGCCCCCGGGCGCATGCTGACATGCGATGACGAAGCATGCGACGCGGAGTGGGAAACGTGGGAGCACGGCAGGATGTGCCCCAAGTGCCGCACGCTCCACAAGAGCGCGCCGAAGTGCAAAGCATGCTTTGAACGCTTCGACCCGCACTATCACGGCATGCGCTGTCCGCACTGCGGCGCTCAACAGGCAGCCATAAAACAGTGTGCCGCGTGCGAACAGCCGTACGCGGCGTTTCTGCATCCGATCTGCCCGTTCTGCCAGTTTGACAATAGCTCCGTACAGTCGCCCGGCAAGGAACTGAACACGCGCGGGGGCGAGCACGAAGCCGTCAACGTGCGAAATATCATTGAAGCCGAACCGTGGCAAGCTGTAGTGTTGCCGCCAGTTAAGATGAATGGTAGCGGGTGGATGCTCACGACAAAGTACACGACGGCTCTGTGGCCCTATGAAGTGCTTCCGCAGCCGCACTCAGTCTACCTCAAAAGGTCGCCGAACGGTCGTTACGTCGCGGCGGGAATTTACGACGTAAATGGGCAGGTGCACCAACGCTAAATCCGTACAAGAGACTTGACGCCGACTCTTAGTTTTGTCATACACGGGCGTCGATTCACACAGGAGCTAAGGAAATGAAACTCTGTTTTGACAGTATTGAGGAAGTGAAGGATTTCGTCGGGAGCCTCAAAGGCACGCGCGGCAAGAAAGGCGACGCCGACGACGGAGGCGACGCGAAAGCTCCGCCGCCAATTATGCCTCCAGTTGGTGGCGCCTCCACCGGATTTACGTCGCCGGCATCCGGTTTCATCGCACAAGGCGGCTTTCCGCCGGCTGGCGACCCTGCCGTTCAGGCACTCGTGACCCGCATCAACACCAAGATCGACGGCGCGCTTGCCAGCGGACAGCCACAGGACGCGGCGTTGCAGTGGTTCCGCGGGCAGTGCGGCCCGGAGGCCGCCGCAGCTACGATGGACCAAATCAAGACGGTGTTCCTGCCGCGGCTGACGCTGCCGGCGCTGGAGAATATCGCGAAGCTGATGGGCGCGTAGTTTCGAAATTCTCGCCGGAGTCAACACCAACCGTTTAACCAAAGCAGTATCCGACGAGAAGGGTCCCGGGGTTCCCAAGGCCCCGGGACCACAAACCCAGGAACGGCGCAATGAGCAAGCACGAAATCTTCGCCGCGTCATCAGCCGCCACATGGCTTGAATGCTCGTGGTCCGCGTTGCACGACGTACCGGAGCCCCTCAGGAAGGCAAGCACGATCACCGCCGCGGAAGCCGGAACCGAGGCGCATGTTGACGTAGAGGAAGGCGACATCTCCGAAGTTGAGTCCTTCGTCGGACAGCTCGAAAACCCTGCGTCTACGGTGCGCGAATTCCGCGTGCTACTCGCCGACAACTGCGGCGGTACAGTCGATTTATTTTCGCACAACGCCCGCATTGCGACCGTCATTGACGCCAAATTCGGCAAGTGGGACGTTGCAGCCTTCCACAACAAACAGCTTTTGACCTACGCTGCCGCACTGCTGGCAAGCTGTCCGGCCGAATGGTGGCGGCTCGTGATCTACCAGCCGAACGGGCTGGACGAAGAGCCTTGGAAACAGTGGATTGCGCACCGCTCCGAAGTGGAAGCGCACCGGCAGCGCGTCTTACGCGCTATCATGGACCGCAGCGCTCCCAAGCCCGGTCCGCACTGCCGTTGGTGTAAAGCTTTCCAGGCGTGCCCCGCAATGACGACCGACGCCGGTTTCGTCATGGGCGCAATGACGCGCCGGGTTGAGGACCTGACGACGGAAGAACTTACGCGGCTGTTGCGGCTGATTCGTGCGCTCGGCGATGTCAAGGAAGTGTACGAAGATGCGCTTACGGTAAAATTGAAGTTAGGGTACACGGCAGAAGGCGTGTCGCTGAAGCCAGGCCGCGCTTGGCGCCAGTGGAATGACGCAATTCAGGCGGCAGAATACGGTCACTTACACTACGGCCCGAAAGGGGTTAAGGCCCTGTCGCCAGCACAATTCGAAAAGCTTGGACCGGCAGGCAAGCAGTATGCGGCAGTTGCGTCGCACAAACCTGAGGCGTCCTACAAGGCACACTATTAAAATGAGTGACGCCGGGCTCCGTAACTATCGGTGTTGTGCAAACTGCAATTTGAGAAAAGGCGACAAGTCACCGGTAGAGTTTACAAACTGGCAACTGAAACTACCTACATTCTGGAAAGAAGGAAACTGACAAATGGCACAACGTCAATACGAGCCTGCTACGGTGTTTAACGCGAGAATCGCCGATCTTCGTCATCTTTGGGTTCCAAGTGACCAATATAAAGGCCAAAAAACTACCAAACCAAACTACTTCGCAATGTTTCTCGTGAAAAAGACGCAAGCGACGTGGTACGCCGAGCCAGCGCTGGCCGGAGTCGCGCAAGCGTGCGGAAGAATTTACCAGAACAACCCGCATATTTTGCAGTGGCCTGTCGTCGACGGTGACATGCCGAGCCCGGAAGGCAAGTCATCCGAGTTCGCCAAGGGGCATTGGCTGTTTTCCGGTTCCAGCGGCAACCCGCCCAACGTCGAAATCGTGCAAGCCGGCGGGGCGCTCGTGAAGCTGACGAACAAAGTCGGTGTGAAATCCGGCGATTACGTGATGTGCGGCGTGACAGCCGCTGTCAAGCAGAACGACCCGCGCGGCGTCAAGCTGTATCTGAACGCCGTCGTGTTCTCCAGCCCGGGCGAAGAAATCGTGTTTGCCAGCTCCGTCAGCGGCGCCGAACTGATGCAACAGGCGGCACGGCAAGGGCTCCAGGTTGCGGGCTTCGCACCTGGGGGCGGGTTTGCTCCGCAGCAAGGCGGCTTCCCGCCTCCGAACTACGATACGCGACACCCCGGCATCGGGGGCGGTCCGGCAAGCGGACCCGCGGGGGCGCCGGGTTTTACCCCTGGGGGGTTCGCCCCGCCTCCGGGACCTGCGCAAGCGGGCTTCGGTGCCGCTACGGCTGCCCCGGGCCAATTCCAGCCTCCGGGACCTGGATTTGCGGGGACGATATCCCCTTCTAACCCAGCGCCGGGGCAGTTCACGCCGCCTGCGTGGCCGCAACAGCGCTGATGACGTGCCGCCGGCAGTGAAAGCATGCTTTTCCTTGGCGACTGCTTGGACATCATGCCGACGCTGCTGGCAGCTTCCGTTGATTTGATCCTGTGCGATCTTCCATACGGGACGACGCAAAATAAATGGGATAGCGTAATTCCGCTAGACCGGCTTTGGCGGGAATACTGGCGCATAGCGAAACCAAACGCGGCAGTCGTACTTACGGCACAGACGCCTTTTGACAAGGTGCTTGGCACGTCACAACTGTCGAAACTGCGGTATGAATGGATATGGGAAAAGACCGCCGGTACGGGGTTTCTAAACGCCGCCAAGATGCCAATTAAAGTTCACGAGAACGTCTTGGTGTTCTACGCACAGTTGCCGACGTACAATCCGCAAAAGACGGCGGGCCACGTTATCAAGCGTGTTAACGTGGCGCGATCGAGCGGCAGCAAAAATTACAACATAATAAACGTGCGAAAGCCTTATGAAAGCACTGAACGGTTCCCGCGCTCCGTAATAGTGGTTGCTAAAGATAACCGACTTGCCGAAGATACGCATCCCACGCAAAAGCCCGTCGCGCTCATGGAGTACCTAATCCGTACATACACCAACGAAGGTGATGCCGTGCTCGATAACTGCATGGGCAGCGGTACGACGGGCGTTGCGTGTAACAACACGGGCCGCAAATTTATCGGCATAGAGCGCGATCCGACGTACTTCGAAATCGCACGCAAGCGCATCGAACCGTACCCGTGGGAAATGCCGTGATTCCCGATAGCCTCCTAGTCGATGTCGAGACGCGCTCCCGCGTCGACCTGCGCAGCGCGGGCGCGCGGCGTTATTCTGCCGACCCGTCAACGCAAATCACGACGGCCACATGGCACTACCGCGGTCAGCTAAAGACGGCGTGCACCGTACATCCGCACTTAGGCACGCATCCCATAACCGCGCTATACGATGACATTCGGGCTTGCAGTCGGTTCGTGGCACACCACGCGAATTTCGACGTAAACGTGCTTCGTCGACAAAATCCTTTCGCGGAAATTCCGCTCTCAAAAATCGATTGCACGATGGCGCGGGCTCAGTGCCTCGCGCTCCCCGGCGGCCTTGACGAAGTGTGCACCACGCTCGGCATTAAAGGCAAAGACCCGCGCGGTCGCGCGCTCGTAATGGCGACGTGCCGCCCGCAACGCGACGGCACTTTTAACGAGAACGTACAGACGTTCCGCGAGCTGCTAGAATACAACGTACAAGATACGCGGTGTTTGATTGAAGTCGACGCGCGCTTGCCACCGCTGTCCGCCGACGAACGACTGATCTTTGAGCGCACGTGGCGCAAGAACGAAATCGGGTTGCCGATCGATATTGAATTAGCCACCGCAATTGCGCTCCGTCGTCAAGAAATAGAGCAAGAGAGTACCGCAGCACTGATGGAGTTGACAAACAACGCCGTCACCAAGCTATCGCAGCGCCAGCGCATAATCGAATGGTGCAACAGCGGCAACCGCGCTGCCGGCCTGGAGAGCACGCAAAAGCACATCGTTGCGGAAAAGCTTGCCGATGAGAATTTGCATCCCGACGTACGGATTGTTTTGGAGTTGTTGCAAGCCGAAGGCGGTTCCGCCCCGCTGAAAGCGCAAGCCTTGCTCGATAGGCACGTCGGCGGATGGTACAAGGATGCGACGCGATACTTCGGAGCGCGGTCGGGCCGCGGCACGTCCGAAGGTGCCAACATGTTCAATATAGCAAGACCGTCCGGCAAGTACGATGGGCAGGACGGCCGCCCGACGATCGACAGCGTAATTCATGGGCTTAAACAAGGATTCCGGTACGGCAACACGGCGTTGACTGACTGCTTGCGAAGCACGATCGTAGCACCGCAAGGGTGGATGGTTTGCGACAACGACTTGTCAGGCGCGGAGTACCGTCTCGCCATGTGGATGGCCGGCGATACCGAACGGTTAAAAGTGTTGGCAACCGGCGACAATCCGTACATATACAACGCTATCAAAATGGGCGGGTGGCCCGAAGGATGGACCAAAAATAATCACTTGAAAGAATACACCATATACAAAAATGTCACGCTCGGCGGTAACTACCAGCTAGGCTGGAAAACTTTTCTAGCTCACATGCGCAAAGGCGGCATGGGTATAGACGAAGTTAAAGCCCGATCCAGCATCGACGGGTATCGGCAGGCAAATCCGTTGCTCGTGCAGCTATGGTACGATCTTGCGGACGCATTCAAATTCGCGATCTATGAAGCGCCTGGCCGCATCTTTCCTGCCGGTAAGATCGCATTCCAGAAAGACGCGCACGGAACTGTATGGATGCTGCTTCCATCTGGCCGTGCCGTACCGCACTACTCGGCGCATATCACGTACAACGGCGAAATGGCGTTCTTCCGGGGCAAGTACGGCGCCATGCTGCGGCAAAAGGCGTTTGGTGGATCGCTTCTGGAGATCGCTTGCCAGTCGATGACGCGAGACTTAGTAACGGCCGCAGAAGCCGACATTGAACGCGAGCTGCCCGACGCGGTGCTTTTGCTGGACGTGTATGATAGCATACTAGCGCTGGCGCGGGGGGACGTAGCGAAAGAGCGCTCGGCGCAGATGCGCGAAATCATGAAGCGCCCGCGACCATGGACGGCGGGGCTGCCGCTGGGGTGTGAAGGCTATGAATCAGAAAGGATGAGGAAATAAAAATGTCAGTTAAATTTTCAGAAGCGAAGGGCCGAGATGAGTTAGGCGCACGCTTGATAGCTTTGGCCGAACGCATGCTACGCAGCTTTGATCAAGGTGCCGACGGACGAATCAGCGTCGACGAAGAAACAATACATGACATCAAAGCAGCGGCGGCCTGCGTACTTCTCGCCGATATTGTCAGTCCAGAAAGGATGCGCAAATGAGTATGGTAGTTGCGATTCACTCAGGTCGGGAAGCCGGTATCGTCGGCCAGATTGAGGGCGATCTTCTCGCAATTCAAGCCACGGCGAAATCATGGAAATGTGTAGCCCTCCGTACGTTCATGGCGTTCCCCCGTACGTGCCGTTTCGTTCGTGTAAGCCGGTTACGCGTCGCTACCGATCACGAACGCATGCTATTCGAGGATATCCTCGAAATGCAAGGCGGCCTTTTTGGCGACGAACGTACGCATAAGCTGCGATTGACGCCACGTGCAGAGCGCCGCGTTAAGAACGGTGGGCGGCCTTGAACGAACAAGGTCTAGGCCGCTTCCTGATCCGCGACATCGGGCCGGACGAAGGTGCAAAGGTGTTCGCGCTGACCGGCGACCGTACGGTGATGCGCTACATGGGGTTCCGCGCGCACGACTGCGTGAAAGACGCGACTGACCTGATAGCGACGTACCGCAATTCGCCGTCGAAGTGGCAGGCCGTGTGCGAGGACGGGGATCCCGCGGACATTCTCGGAATCGTCGGTTTCGAAGTCCAGGGGCACCAAGCGGCCGTAACGATCATGTTCCGCCGCGATTGGAAAGCGCGCGGCGCCGGCCGTGAATTCTCCGTGCCGTTCGTTCGATGGATTTTCACGCATCCGCAAATCTGGCGCGTGTGGGCGTACTGCCATCCCAGCAACACAGCCGTACAACGCGTCCTAGAGCGCATGGGCGCCGAGCGCGAGGGGCGGTTGCGGCGGTTCGCAATCTATCCGAACATCAGCTCGGAACCGCAAGACGCGTACGTATACGGCATCGTAAAATGAGATGGCATCTTTCCCACCGCGCGGACCCGCTAGTGGCGCCGCTTGCTGACAGGCACTATAGCCGGCAGAAAATCGGTTCTCCGCAGTTCGTTCCGCCGGGACGTTGCGTCGTGCTGCATTCGGACTGCCGACGTGCGTTTTGGGTTACTTCATGGCCTTTTGCCGAGTACGTAAAACATGCATGGGGTGGGGCCTGGATATGCAGTGCCTTTCGATCTGAGAACGCCGGCAACGCGACTGAATTAATTACGGACGCCGTTGCTGCAACGCGTGCGGCGTACGGCGAATCGCCGCAGCAAGGCATGGTTACATTCATCGACAGTCGAAAAGTAGAACCTATTATGACGCATGGCGTTCCATCATTCGGCCGTACGTGGGTAAAAGCGGGTTTTAAGTACGCCGGAAAGACGGCCGCGGGGCTTCTGGTATTTCAACTGCAGCCGGCGGATATGCCGCTGCCATCTTCGGCGCTCCCGCGTAATCCGTTTCCGTGGCCCGTACGCTAGAACGAACTTGCGAACGACCCCAGTCCGTTGAACATTGATCCAATACCGGTGCCCTTGGCCTGAGAGTTCTTGGCCTGTGCCTGTGCGAGGGCGGATTGCTGATTCATCTGTGCAACGTCAACGCCGGCTTGCTGACCGGTGGCCGTCGCGCCCACACCGATCGCGCTAAACATATTTCCGAGGGCACTCTCGAGCTGGCCGAACTGTTGACTGTTGCCGGCCAGGTAGTTCGTGTATGCCTGATTCGCGTACGTATTGGCGATGCCGGTGTCCGTCGTGGCGAGTGCGCGTTCGTTGGCCCCCGAAAGCAGTTGACCTTGCGACGCTGCACTGCTGTTCTGTATGGTGTTCGCGACGTTTGTACTGTACGTCTGCCCCGGCGAGCCTTGGTAGTTCTGCATAAACGTGTTATAATTCAGGTTCGGGTCCGCGCCGGCCGTCTGGCTGATGTTGCCGATTGCGCCTGACGCCGGATTGAGGAACGACTGCCCGAACGTGTTGTACGCGCCCGTCTGCCCCGTGTTGAAGTTCGTGGCCGTGTTGTTCACTTGGTCGAGGCCGGAATTCAGATTGCCGGCGGCCATCGACGAACCGATTACCGCTCCCAAGCCCGACCCGAACGACATGAAATCACCTCTTGACGGTGTATGACAAATCAGCGCATAGCGTACTTCCGATGTCGACCAAAAGCAAACTCATGATATCCGTCCGGCTGCCAACGAGCCTTGTCGAGCGGCTGGACTTCGCGGCCCGGAATGTCGGCAGCGCCAGCCGTTCCGCAGCTATTCAGGACGCTTTAGAGGCGTGGCTGTCGTCAAGAGAGCAAGGTTTCCGCGAGTTGGGACTTGCGCCTCCCAAGAGGAAGTGATTCGCTATGGCGAAGCGTGCGAAAGCCCCCAAAAAGAAGGCTGCGAAGCGACCGCACAAGCCCGGGCAGAGTGAGAAAACTCTTCACATGCTTTGCCAACAATGGCTTGTGAAGTCGGGTTGGTGGGGCAAGCTACTGATCTTCCACGTGCCTAACGAGCGTCGTGGGGGTATTGGCGCGATCATGCACTTCAGGCGCTTGGGCGTCCGTCCGGGCGTGGCTGACTACCTCATTTTCAACAGTCGAGACGCCGCTATCGAACTGAAAGACAAGGACGGCGTACAGTCCGAGGACCAAGAGAAATTTCAGCGCCAGTGGGAATCTGCCGGCAAACTGTACTTCGTGGTCCGTACGCTGGAGGCTTTTCAAGGCACCGTGACCGCGCTGTCGATGTTCTGAGAGGACGTTCCGTGAATCGTCACTGCCCCTACTGCTTCCGCTACTTCAACCCGGCACCGGACCCGATGTCGGCCGAGTGCCCCGCCTGCGGAGAAAATCTCAATGGACATTCCGTGGATCGTACTTACGATGCTCGCAGTGGCGTGCTTCGCGGTCTTCGAAGCACGCGCATTCCGCCATCCCGAGCGACAGAACACGCTCTCGCGCACGATCTACAACGTCGGTAGCAAGTGGCCGCTGTCGATTTTTATTATGGGCATGTTCGCGGGCGGGCTCGCGGTACATTTCTTCTGGCATTGGTGCCCGGACCTGATGCCGCCGGGCGTCGGCGGCTAGACATGATAAGCAAACATGCCGTCGAATGCAGTCGTAGCTCCGAGTTTTGAAACGGCGAGAAGCTGTACGGATTGACCACTACCTTGTTCAAGCAAACGAACAACGGCGGTGTTTGGCTGAATGTCACCGAACGTCGAAGTAAAGCCCGCCGAATTGGTGACGCTGCTAGCATTCACGACGCCTTGGCCGGAATCGCCTGCGGTGTTGGCAGCGGTGAAGGGCAGTCCGCCAATTTGAGCATCGCCGGTGATGCCGTTCAACGCCGAAATAAGCAAATTAAATCGCACTACTATAAGTCGACCGACTCGCTCGTAACTGCCGTTCTGACTTACGTAGGTTACGGGACCGCCGCCCGTAGAGCCGATTAACGTAGGCGTCCAGACGCCCGACGTTATTTCAGCGGCTACCACGGCCACGGCCGCATCTACGTAAGCCGTGGTGGCAAGCTGCGTGTCGTTCGTCAGGGGCGCGGCTGTAGGAGCCGTGGGGGTGCCCGTGAGAGCTGGCGATACTGTAGGCGCCCTAGACGTGTCAGTAGGATGCACGTGGTCTTGCCGAGCGAACCGCGTCGATACGCCAACTGCCGCAACGCCGTCCATCAGCGGCAGTGCGGTCCCCGGAGTGCCAGCGTTCGCGATCACGAACGCCGTAGTTGCGATTTGATCGGTGTTGGTCCCTAACGGCGCAGTCGGCGCCGTTACGACGCCGAGGTCAGAAGTGCTGCCGTTAAGTATCGATGTAAGTTCCAACAGCCAACGATTAAGTGTCGGGTCACGATTGGCAATCGGAGGCGGCGGCGGGATTTTCAGGACCATAGTTAGGTTCCCGGCGCGATAACGGCGAACAGTTCATCGATTGTGAACGGCGCCTGCGTGCCGCTGTACTGCAAGCGGAACTGTCTGCGCCGGCCAGTCCCGAACTCACGCCCGATAGCGCGACGCGTGCCGGGCTGCGGCATGGCGATCTGGCGAACGCCGCGCCACGTAACGCCGCGATCTTCCGACCAATCGAGTTGGAAATTACCGGCCGCCGGCCCCATGGACGATGTGACATCGATCGAACTGAACGTCTGTCGCGTCTCTTGGCCGCTTGTTCCCGCGGTAATCAGGTTGCCGGCGCTCCCGCCGACCCATGGGCTCAGGATGGCGCGCGTGAGTGTACCGGCAGGTTCCGCGGCGCTATTGAGGTCGACTGTGCACACATGGCCAGTATCGAGGCCGACGTAAGTAACGCCGCCGTCGTGCTCCGTAGCACAACGCGCCGCGTGGTCCGCACGACCCGGGGATTGACGATAAGACCATACGCCAGTCGCAGATGATAGCTCGATAGACCACTGACCCGGTAAGGTGAGTACATAGAAATCCGCGCCTCCCTGTCCGTACGCGTACGCTGTCAATGTCGCTAGCTGCGATAGCGGCAAGCTTTGCAGCAGCAAATCAACCCAAACCGGCGATATCGGCTGCCCGGCCTGCCCGTTACAGAGCCACACGCGGCGGTCAGTGGCGACAAACGCGATGTTATCCCGAAGAACCGCGAGCGACAACCGCGCAGCGAGCCCTACGGAAATTAATGAGTTTGGGTACGCCGTAAAAGCGAAATCCGTCGCGCCGCCCGGGTCGTACCACTGCTCCAAGGACCGCGAGCCGAGCACCCACAGAACGCGGCCAGATATCGCCAAGTCGACCACCTTGTCTGCTCGCGCTTCCTTCGTGGCGAAGTTGGTCCCCGGTACGTTCGCCGGCTGCAACGGAACCGAACTGAACATTTTGGAATCTTGATTGGCGTAGAAATTCGACGCGCCCGACCACACAGTAAAGTTGTCCAGTTCGGCCGTCGCCGAGGGATCGAAATTGATTGATGCGTCAAGCCCTGCGTTCACGACGCCGCCCGCTATCGTCGCCGTGTACGCGGTGCCGGCAAGCGCTGCGTTTATTGTGTTTCTGTTGGTGGCGATGCACAGCGCCGTGCGGTCCTCCGCAAACCGAATCACTGGCATAGATGGATCGACAGCGACGAAGCCCGCGAGCACCGGCACGCCGGTTTCGACGCCGGACCAAATTGAGCCATCCGCGTGTCCAGTCCAAATCGTTTCGAGAGCGTGACCGATGGCGATGCACGGCGCCACAGACGGTTGGCATACGGTATCGAGCCCGGGAGCGCCGATGAAACGTACCTTGGACGGCTTACCTTCCTTTTGGTCGCGCGGCACTACGCGCACGTTGACAAGCTTGCCGGCGCCTTGGTCCAGGTTGTTCGGGTCTTGGAACGATCCGAGGATATCAATGGTTGGCATGCTATGACCGCACCATTCGCAACCATTGCTGACCGCGGGCGTAGTCACGCCAGCGCTTGTTGACGCGCTCCGCGTCCAAGATGATCGGGTCCGTGGGACTGAGCACGCGCCCGTACGATCCCATGATGCTACGCCCCAAGAGCAGCACGGCGTCGTTGATGCCCTCCGGGGGCAGCGGCACGTTGTCGGTGCCTGCCGGGTTGGACAGTAACGGCACTCGGCCGCCGAATTCAATAAGAGCCTGTGCAGTGGTGCGCGGCGGCTGCCAAGCCGTAATCAGCACGGAACCGTCTATCTGCCGCTCTTGGTGCCATTTGGTGATGATACCGGGGTACGTTGTCCGTACGACATCGGCGATTGGCACCATGCGCGTTTCGCGGTTTACATTGTTGTTGATATCATTCAAATAAATTGCACGCACCGCAACAGCGTCTTTCTGCACCAAATATGATGCGTCACCGGTTCCGACCGTGAACGCGTAGATCAACCCCGGCACGCCGGCCGGGAGTTGGGCACCGACGCGCGTAATCAGGTACTGGCAAGCACCATCCGCTTGCTCGTTGCGCAGCAAGTCACTGAGTATTGGCACGTTGTTCGCAAGATCGGCCGTCGTCGGGTTTTCAGCGGCGTCGATGATGCCGAACCGCCGGAGCGCTTGCGTGATGACGTACGCCGCATTGACCACTGCTCACACCCCTTTTCGCGCCGCCCACGGGGGAGACCATACGATATCCGCCGGTACGTCTTTGTCAGTGGTCGATACGCCCGCCAACTCCGCGGCGGCGTTCGGCAGCGTCACTGTACGCACAGAACCGGACGGAATGAAAGTGCCGTCGTAGTCAGCCGGTACGAACGTGTTGAGGTTCGTCACTTCACTCGCCACCGGCTGCGCCAGCGATTGCAGCCCGGCAAAGGAAGCCGTTTTGCCGAGCAGCGCATAGTACGGGGGCGCCCTCAGCAGCGCAGCAAGCCTCGTGGCGTCGTCTGGAGCCGCTGCGGGCGCGTTGGCATAGTCCGCCGTCGTGCCGCTGGACGGGCCGTCGCCCCATATGTCGTCAAGATTGTAACGGAGCGGCAGCGGTTCCGGCGGCGGTTCGATTGACTTGTCCGGCGCGACCTGAAAATCAAACACTTCCGGCCAGGGATCCCAGCACGAGCGCACGCCGCGGCCGGACGACTTGGTGCACACCAAGAGCCCCGTCAGCCGCTCCCGGGCGAGCGTGCGGTACGGCACCCGCGCATTGCAGCGCGAACAGGCGCCCCATGTTTCATAGGGCGCCAGCTTTGGCTTAGCCGTGTGTACGGGTGCGCCCACAGAGTCACCGGCCTTGCAGGATAAACCCGAAATCGTGCCATCCGAGCCAAAGGCCGCCGAAGATGACCCATATGACAAACAAGACCCAAAACAGAATGCCGATGGGCATGGCGCGCATCCTTAGAAAAACGGCTCCCAGTCACCCGGGAGCCAAGGCTAGAGAGACTGACGTCCTCAGTACGCTACCGTACTAAGCGTTGTCGGCGCCGGGGCTCACGTACACGGTGCGCCAATCGATGATTGAAGCCGCGCACCGGAACCACATCGCAATAAGCGACGCCTGATTCGACCAATTGCTGTCCTCGCGGGTTTCGAGCTGGGAGCGTTCCCAAAACGTAAAGCCCTGCCCGTTGTCTTTGTCTTGCTCCGAAGTCTGAATGAAGTAGTTGTCCTTGTCGACAAGGTACGGCGTCTCGACAACTTCCGGCAGCGCGCCGGTGGACCGCAGCACGTTGATATTGTTCGTCTGCGCGTTCCACTGCAACGGCGAGCCGAGAATGCGCCGAGTTTCCGGCCCGCTCTCCGGGGACAGGATGACGCGCTTCGGAAGTACGTTGACGATAAAACCGCGGCCGTTGCGTGTGTACGATACCTGAATAACGGCATTCTCGAACGCCAGTTCCGACACGTTCGCGGCTATCAGCAAGTTGGACTGCACCCCGGATGCCGTGGGGTGGGATGCCGAGCCGAGCGGTACGCCGTCCGCCCGTACGCCGTTCACGGCGTCCACGGCGACCTGCAGCGGCGCGTGGGCGATGTATTCCTCCGTTTGCCGCGCCGAAAAAGCGAGTTCTTTCATCATCCGGCCGCCGACATCTTCGTACAAGTTGTCGTCCTTGGCTTCCCGCGAAATCGAGACGGCGAGCCCGTAGCTCGCATGCGTCACTTGCGTACGGTAACCTTCGTTCGGCACGTCGAATTGGACGGCCTCCAATTCGGGTTGCTGTACGGCGAGCCCGAGGCCGGCGCGCTCCGTCATGAACTCTTCAAACGCTTTTTCGGAGGGCTTCGAATCGAAGAACTGCGGGTAGATCGGCATCAGCCGTTCATAGTCCATGCCAAATAAGGCGTAAAGGCCCGGCCAGTATTGCGAGGGCATCAAACTTCTGTCGATGACTTGCACTTGGTTTTCCTTTCGTGCTAAAGGCCAATACCGCAGGCCACCTGAGAACGAATCATGCGCCATAAAGTACTCAAAATATGCAGCAAGTGCAAGAAACCAGCCAAACTAGTTACACACCGCACGATATGCCATCTGTGCAATTTGGGGCGTAAGCGCGCTGTTGCAGCCAAAGCGCAGTCTACGGAGGCAGGCGCCGCATACAACCGAACCACAACAGCAGCGTACAGACGAACGGCGCGCGGGCGCGCGGGGCTGCTAATATGGTTCGCAGAGCGGCGAGCGCGGGCCGCGGTGATGGAGTTTTCGATAGACGCACAAGACATAACAAAACGCGTAGCCACGGGCGTTTGTGAAGCCACCGGGCTGCCTTTCGACATGGCACCCGGCCCTGATAAACACCACGCGAACCCGTGGGCGCCATCGCTGGACCGCCGCGATAGCTCGAAAGGGTACACGCGGGACAATGTGCAAGTAGTCTGTGTAGCTTACAACTACGCAAAATCAAAATGGTCCACCGAAGTTCTGTTGAGGCTTGCCCGTGCTATCGTTGACGCGAATCACAAAGCGAGCGTATGACACGCCATGCCCATGCAACGCCTCCCAACCCTCAAATTTGATGTTGGCGATCCGGAATCGTTCGGCAACTTGGCCGAAAAGATGGACGTGGAGGAACGCCGGTCTCTCGCGGACGAATTGATTATGCTGATTGGCATAGACGAACAGTCGATGGGCGACTGGCTGAGTGAAGCAAACGGCTATCTTGACGCCGTAACGGCGGAAGGGAACATTGCCAAGCCGCAGGACCGCGAGCAGGAAGGGTCCAACGAGGGTGAGCCGCCGTCTACCGAAATGACACTCTCTGCCGTGATTCAATTCTCGGCGCGCGCCACTGACGCGCTACTTGGCGAACCCGACCTAGCCAAAGCAAGCGAACCAGACGGCGAAGCGCTCGCAGAGTGGGTATCCAGCCAACTCCGTACGCGGGACCCGAATTGGACGCTAGACACTGATCCGCTAGTTGTGCACATGGCCGTGACGGGGCTGGCATGGCGCAAGCGGTCTTTCAGCATTGAAGACAGAGTTTTTCGTTCGTATTTCCGTACGTGCGGGGACGTCATCATAAACAGCAACGTACGGTCAGTTGAGCGCGCACCGCGCATCACGGATCAATTCGAGCACTATCCGTACGAAATCGAGCGCTCGATTGAGCGCGGTCATTGGGTTGACTACGACCCCCAATACGACGAAAACGACCCTCAGGCGCCGAAACGATTTTACGAGTGTGATTGCTGGCTTGATTTAGACGGCGATGAAATCGACGAGCCATGGACCGCGCTCATATCGCGGGACGACATGGCGGAAGTCGTCAAGCTTACGCCGCTGTGGTCCAAGAGCACCGTCGTTGACAGCGACGAAGCGCTGTTTTTCAACCCAATACGCCGGTTCTATCCGTACAGATTCTTGCCGGACCCCAAAGGCGGTTTCTTCCCGATGGGTTTCGGTAAGCTGCTAGCCCGGGTTGAAAATTCGGCCGATCGGTTGTTTGCTTCGATCGTGGACACTGCAAAGAGCGAAAGCGAGAACGGCGGCGTAGTCGGCGGTAGCCAGTTCGGACTGCCGGATAAGATCGAAATCAAGGGCAACCGAATCACGTCAATCCCCACGGACGGCACCCCGCTGGATAAGCTGTGGTCGCCGTTCCCGCAAAAGTCGGTTTCCGCCGGTTCCGTGCAGGTGCTTGAAAAGATCATGACGCTCGGCGACCGGCTGGCCGGGACGTTGAACCTACTGGAGAACGCCCCCGCATCGATGACGGCAACGATGGCCCGCGGCGTCATCGACAGCGGCACGCAAGTTCAGAGTGCCGTACACCGCCGCATGGTTGCGTCAATGACGCAAGAGTTCCGCATGTTCGTACAAATGGCCGCGGCGTACGACATGCTGCCCGAAGGCATGCAAGCTGACGCAAACGGCGTAGCGGTCACGGCAGACCCGCAACTCGCCACCGAAATGCACCGCTCCGCACTGGCGGGCATCTACATGCAGATGCTGGAGATGGGCGCGAAAGTACCCGGCAGCTTCAGTATTCAGGAAGTAGTAAAACGTCTCTGCATGACGCTGCGCCTCCCCGACCCGGAAAAGCTGATCGGCCAGCCGCCGGAACCACAAGCTACGCCGAAAGAAAAGCTTGACGGCGCTGTGGCGTTGATGAAACAGAAGACCGAAAGTATCAAGGTCACAGGCGCCGTAGCTGTACAGCTTACGCAAGCGCTCAAAAACTTGGTCGAGGCGAGCGGCGGCATGCTTGACAACAAGGCTGCGTTGCTGACCATGGCGCAACTTGAACATGCCGTACAGCAGATGATGCAGGGAGCGGGCGATGCGGGAACAAGCATGGACGGAGTGGCTGGCCAGCCCGGAAACGCGGGCACTCCTGGCGTACCTCCGCAGGCGTCGGGACCCGGTGGTGGCGCTTCTGTTCTCGGGGGCGGAAGTGCCCCCGGTGACGCAGGGGCGGGCAGTGGCTTATCATGAACTCGAAGGAATACTGACGAAAGCCGCGGACGAAGTTGACAAAATACTAGGAGGCGCGAAGTGAGCGTAGGGGTCCATTCATTTCAAATTCCGCACGAGCACGTACAGCCGACGCGCGACATGGTGATTGTCCGCCTGCCCATGCCGCCGTCGAAAATCGGCAGCATCCTTACGGCGGATGTCACTCGCGACATGATGCAGCACAACGTCATGGCCGGTCGGGTCTTCGCAATGGGGCCGCTCGCGTTCAGTTTCAAGGATGGCGAAGGCGGCCTGGGGCGACAAGACGTAAAAATTGGCGACTGGGTGCTGTTCCGCCCGTTCGCCGGCACCATGATCCAGGGCGGCAAGCTTGTGAGCACGAGCGGCTGGCGGTACGTATCCAGCTTCAACGACGTGATAGGCATCATCCCGGCCGCGCGCATGCCGGACGCCGCGTCGCTGGAGTGGGACTACGCGGACGCTGAAACGGAGCCGCCGGCCGCAGCATTCAACTTCAACAGCATCCGGGAGCGCGTCACGGCATGAACGACCTGAACACGATGATGCGCGAAGCCGCCCGCGCGGGTTTGAAGGCGCAGCTCGCAACCGCCGTCACCGAAGGCAACACAGAAGCCGCCAGTAAAATCGCCGACGATATCGCAAAGCTGGACGTATCCACCGCGCCCAAAGCCCCGCCGTACGGCGACGCCGAGATACGCGCTCACTTGGACAAACAGCCGTGGTTTGGCACGGACCCGAAAAAGTCGGCGAAAGCCCTCGAATTCGGCAAGACCATGGACCCGAAGAAATTCGCGACGCCGGAAGCTTTCGCCGCGGCAATCGTCAAGGCGGTCGACGATGAATTCAAACCCGCCACCGCGCCAAAAAAGAAAGACCCGGAGGACCCCGAAGACCCGGAGGACCCCGAAGAGCCGGAGGACCCCGAAGAGCCGGAGGACCCCGAAGACCCGGAAACTGCTGGCAAGCCGCCCAAGAAACCACGCCGTACGGACGGCCCCGGTAGCGAGGGCGCTCCGAACCGTGCACGCCGTCCATCCGGCCCGTGGACGAAAGTTACCGACGCGCCGAAAGACGTGCAAGCCGAAATCAAGCGCCAAACCAGCAAGTTCGTGTCCGCCAGCGCCACAAAAGAACAGCGGGAGGCTTTCGTAACGAAGGCGTTGGAAAGCCACTACGCCGCCCACTTGCGCAACACCAAAGGAAAGAAGTAGGTCATGTCCACCAATACTCCGTTCCCGGGCACGGCCGGGCTCGCGCCGAACCTGATACCGAATCCGCCTCTCGACATGCCGGATGCGCCCGGCCCCGGCGACGCCACGGCGTCACTGTCGCCGTTCAGCGAACCCCAGGACGTCGATAGCATCATTGCGCAACTCGTGCTTGATAGGCCGTTGAAGCTGTATATCCCCAACCGTGAAAAGTACCCGGGGTGGGAGTTTCGAATTATCAACAGCATTCCGCAAGAAATCGCGGACGCCCAAAACAAGGGATGGAAGCAGGTTACGGACCCCGAGCTGGCGAAGCTGTTCAATGATCTTGTCGCCGGCACGGACAAGGAAGGCAAGGCATTTCGGCCGCTGTTGTTCTCGCGGCCGAAAGCAGTCGGCGACCACATCCGCAGGCAGAACCGGCAAAAGCTTCAGAGCCTGTACGCCGGCATGGATCCCCGCAACAAAGACCTGGACGGAAAGTACACCGGCAACGTCGGCGACAAAGACGGCACCAAGGGGAGTTTCACCGGAGCCGGGTGGAAAATCAGAGTGGCGTAGGGATCAGCAGCGGCTCGCGTCGTACGCTTGTGCGAGCCGCTTTCTTCTCTACAGCCCGAAATCGTACTTCAAGCCGAGCCAATATTGAGTCGTGAACTTGGCAGCGCCGCTCACCATGACGTTGCCGTTGGTGCCGAGTACGTTGCTGAAGGTGTCGCCGCGCTGCGGCCAGAAGACATCGGCGTAAACCTTCAGCGAGCCGTCGTTCGGCTTTCCGGTTGCGTCAAGCGTCTGCCAGCGAAATCCGGTCGTGAGGCCCGGAGCCCACCCGACAGCGGCCCCGCCCGCCTGTGCGAAGTTTCCGGTCAAACCGAACTCTTCCATTTTCAAGCCGACGTACTGGCGTGGCGCGGTGTTGACTGCAACGCCCGTGGGCAACGTTGGCGTGAAGGACGGGAATGGCAGGTTGAATCCGGCGCCGCTACCAAACGCCGCAAATGCGGCCTGGATTGCCGAGAACGCACCTATCCCGATATCCGCTTCCTGCGTGGAACTCCAGCGGGACGCGACCGACACTGGCCCGGCTGTCGCCGAAATGTTCTGATACCACCCGTCGGCTTCGAACTGCATCCAAGAGCCGAGTGGCCCCCTGTTGGTGATCCACCCGCACCCGCCGCCCACGGCACCGCCGGCAGCATTCACGTTGCTGTTGAGCAAGCTCGTTGCCAAAATACTGTTGCCCGACATGCTCGTTTGCGCGACGCCGGCTTGCGTGCCTAGGCCGCAGTACCAGCCGGACCCGGTGTTCGTCGAAAACGGCAGCGGCGCCTTGACAGGCATGTCGGCCGCGGACGCGACACTGGCGAAAAGCGCGAGCGCGGTACAAAGTACGTACTTTTTCATGATGGTGTTCCCTTCTGGCGCGTGATGCGCCGTACGTGTACTACACCAATTCAGTGTGGCAAGTCCGCCACGCTTGGAAATTATTTGAATTTCTTTTCGATAATCTCAGCAAGTAGGCTCGTGACCGTGCGCCGGGTCGCCTTCGCCGCGCGATCCCACTTTGCTTTTTCCGCGCGGGTCAGCCGGACATCGACGCGGCACGGCCGGCTAACGGCTTTGACAGCTCTCCCCTTCGGCTTGGCCTTCGGCTTTTCCACTAAATTGCGGTCAGCTTCCATAGCGTGCGCTCCTATGTACATGTGTGGCAACACTTGCCGTACACGCACAGACGCGCCGTGTCAATCCACGGCCATAGACACCGCGCACGCGTCCAATCGGTCAGGGGAGCGTCCGATGTCCTTATGTATTTTCACCTTCGGCGCCATGAACAGGCGCATTTTTTCATCACGCCGGCAGCCGCCCTGCCCCCACTTGTACGCCGCCGCTTCCTCTTGCAAAAGCTTGTCGTTCGGCATCGACACGTCGCCTTGCAACCAACGCTGAAGCTTGTCGTGCAATTCCGCGCGCCTGTTTCCGTACAGTACGTCGTTTAGCGCACCCCACGCAAAATTGACAGCAATAACCTTTTCCAGGCCGTACTTGCGCATGCGAAGACGCGTTGCGTCGACAAGTCCTTTGCCAGTCCCGGTGACATCAATCAGTATAGCGTCCATATCAAATCGTTCGAACGTCTGCCTAAGCCAGTCCGCCTGCACGTTGTAATCACGGTTGGCCAGCTCGCCCCACACGCGCGCTCCGATCGCCGAACCCTGCCGGTCGCATACCCAAGGCTTGTCCTGCCCGTCGCCGGCTGGGTCGACGCACAACAGCTTCAACGCGCCCGCGGAGGGCGCTGGCTTGCGCACCATCGCAGCATTGACGATAGACGCAGGGAAAAAGTCCAGCGTACTATCCGCCATGAAACATTCATCGTACGTCGCCGGATACTCTTGCCGCGTCAGCCGATGAATAGTTTCGGGCTGCCCCCCGTTCATTGTTGCCAATGTGTAGTTTTTCAGCCAAAACCAGTATAGTTGCTCGCGATCAAAACCGTGAAACTTGGCATAATCTTCGAAGTCCTTCGGCGCTTTCCAGCCCTGCGGGACTTCCGCACGGTACTCAGGCATGAGGCCCCAGTGCAGGAAGTGCACTCGCCACGGTCCTTTGTTTTGTGCAGCGTGCGCTTCCCTGCACATGTTATAGAACATGCCGGACTGCCCGTTGCCCGTGCTCTCTTGAATGATTTCCGTGTGCGCGATGTCCTGTACGGTCTGCATCAAGCCGGACGACAAATCCTCGGTATTGTCAAAAAAAGCGGCTTCTGAAAGGTGCATCAAATGAAAGTCGTCCGACCGGCCAATGTCACCGCCTTCGGCCGACGCGACCTTGTACAGCGATTTCAGCCTGTCAAAAATCAACTCCCGCGCATTCGAAGCACCTAGATGCGGGCGTGCGGAGAGCGGGAGCCCCGCGTAAAACTCTTTTACTTCGCGATGCAGGTTTGCGGCGCTGTCGGACCGGTGCGCAACGATTTGAGCCCGGCGTCCGAACTCCGTAGCTGTACGGTGGAAGTACCGCCCGCTTACGTACATGCTCACGCCCATGCGGCGCGCTTTCGGAATCAGCGCACGTACCATACCAAAGGTCTTGCGTTCATCCTGAATTTTGGCATGCAGAACGCGTTGCGCGCTATTGAGGATAAAGGGCACGCGGTCGCCGCCCTCAAGAGGGCGCACCCGTAAAAACGTCTCGCGGTATCTGTCAAAATCGAGAAGCCGGGCCCGTATGTCCTCTTTGCTCTGTACGGGAGGCGTCCAAGGATAGTTCACGATTACGAGATCACCTTTTGGCTCGCGGTTGCCTTCTCCAGCTCGGCGGCGGCATTTACAAGCGTTGCTGGAGACACCTTGGCGACGGCTGCCACGAGCTGCGGGTGATCCACTTGATTGACGGCTTCAATCAAATCGCCCGGCGACGCGGCCTTGACAACGGCCACTTGATGCGCACGCGTCCCAGTGTACGCCGACCACAGCGTCGTGGCAATCGGCGCTAGAATGCCGATGCCTACCACGATTTCGTTTAAACCTTTGAATACGTGATCAAAGCCCGCGACGATGTCGCCCTGCTGACTGGCCGAAATCGCGCCAAACGTCAGCGCCGCGCCAGCTCCGAAACTGACAATGTTTCGGCCGCCAGCCATGTACGGTGCAAAATTGAAAGCCATGTACTTCCTCCTGATTATGCTGCTTGCGCCAGCCACGCGGGCGAGTTGTCGTTGGATGCGGGGTCGAGGTCGCGGTTGAGCAGAAAATTGTGCGTTCCCATGACATAGCCGGTCCCTTGGAACCCGATGTAGACGGTGCCGTAGGTATTGGCATCACCCTCGATTGTGCTCACTGTATCGATGATACCGAGGGGAAAATCCGTCAGCTTGGTCCAAGTCGTGGCGTGATTGTCGCTCTCCCAGATGCCGTATACGCCGTTTACCCATCCCGCAAGATAGATCGCTGGATAGCCCGAACCGCCCGGTTTGGCTTTGCCGAACCCGAAAGCCCAAACCTCGTGGATGGTGCCGGGAACGGCGTTGCACGTCACAGTGCCGGCGCTGTCCGTGCACTCTTCGAATGTCAGGTCCGTGTGCGGGTACGGCCCCGGCGTCTGATAGCCCGATGAGAAATACATGTCACCGGCATTGCCAGGAACGCAGCGGAGCTTGGCATTGAAGAATGACAACGTGCTGCTGTCGAAGATCCCGCTCTTGGCCAGCGTCCACGTCCAGCTTCCCGCAGCGTAGACACCCTTGTAGATACCCGCGGTGCTTGATCCGCCGTAGTTGTAGGCATAGTACGTGTCAGTCGAGACGCGATCGGCGCACATCGTCTGCCGGAAATAGTTGGCACTCGCGCTCCAGCCGATCGTGCCCGAAGTCGCCACGCCGCTGATCGGTAGCAGCGACCATGACGTTCCGCCGTTCGTGGTGGCATAGAGGCCGCCGTTCGGCGCCTGCATCCACAGCATCACGTTGGCGGAACTCCGCGCCACCGAGCCGCCGTCGAAGCTGGTACCGCTGCCGCTCGGCACGGCGCCAATCTGTGCCCACGTGCCGCCGCCATTCGTCGAGAGTGATGAAAAGTCCCCGCTGCCAATATATGAGATACACATGCAGATGATGTCGGCCGGCGTCGCTGAGGCCCAGTCCGCCGACGCTCCCGCCACCACGTTCGTGAATCCACCGTACCCGCCGTGCTGCGAGAACGCTGGGTAGGCCGCCGGATTGGTGATGGTGAATATCTGCTGATCGGATACCGCGACAAGAGGATTACTTCCGCCCGTCCACGGGCTGATCGCCCATCTGGATACGAGCTGCTCCATGCCGGCGCCCTGCGACGTCCAGGTCAGCGACGCGCCGCCCGTGAAGCCGCTCGCGGTCCACACGTCGAAGCCGGACGTCGAGAATAGGAAATTCGACTGCGCCGGATCGAAGGCAATCTGGCCGACATCGGTGAAGGTGCTCTTGGTGTGGGCGAGCCACGGGATGTCGGTCGCAGCCAAGGTCATGTTCCCGGCCGCGACATAGCCGCCAAACGAAGCGCCACCGTTGGTGCTGTACGTCAATTGTCCCGAGATGTTGGCGGCAGTCACGTTGCTGTTGTTCGCCGGATCGATGGCAACGCCCGTGATTGGTCCCGACGTGCTGGAGCCGACCGTCACGGTCGACCACGTTCCGCCGACGCCGCCGGAGTAGATGTAGAGCGTCTGATCGGTGCCGCCGTTGTTGCCGACCACGTAGAGCTTACCATTGGCAGGCGCGGATACCATGAACATGTGCGTCGTTGGCATCCCGCTCGTATTCAGCTCCGTCCAGGACGAACCGCCGTTGGCTGAGTGATAGACGCCGGTGCCGTAACTCGTGATGTAGATGCCCTGCGTGGCGCCACCGCTCGTGCCGGAGTTGAGATCGAACGCTACCAGCATCCCATTCGAGGTCGCATTGGTGATTCCGGTCACGGCGCCGAACGATGTGCCGCCGTTGGTCGACGTGAAGCACCCGCTTGCCTCCGTACACACCAACACGATGTTGGCGTTGGCGGGGTCAATCGCAATCTTCGGCCCCCACCAACGATCGTTGGCGTTGTAGGTTGAGTTCTGCGTGAAACCGGTCGCGGTCCACGTCGCCGACGATCCGCTCTTGAGATTGGCTGTCTTATACAAATAGCCGCCCATCATCATGTAGGCGACGTTGGTGTTGCTCGGCGCTATCCTGATCTCAAAGTTGTCGCAAAATGTGGACGGCGTGTTGAGGCACGCGCCGGCCGCGTTCATGGGATCTCCATTCGGCAGCGACGTAGAGGTGACAAGCTGCTGCCATGTCCCATTGGCGACCGAGACGTAGGCTCCATAGGTGTCGGTGCCGACTACTTTAGTCGTGGTGCCGCTGTTGTTGCACTGGCCGACGCCCTGATCGCATTGGATGTCGATGCGCGTGGAGAACCCACCGGCGCCAAGGTTGACGCGGCTGAATTGCTGGCCAGCAGAGGGCGCCTGGGCACCACTGAACTGTACGGTTTGCGCCGGTATCGAAACCTGCACTAAAATAACCAGCAACAGCGCTAATAATAACCTCATGTCAGTCCCACGTCGCGGCTACTATGCCTGCGTTGGTCGTGTTGGTCAGCCCGTTCATGTTCGGCGTTAGAGAGCCGGCGACGGCGCTGTTTCCAAGAACGCCTCCGAAAGTAGAGATGCTGATAGATTTATCGTTCGTCATGTTAGTGAAATTCGGCGCCCCCGCAACAGTCTGCATTCCAAAACCAATAGCAAAACCAGCGGATGGCACCGTCACGGCAGAACTGCAAGCCAGGGCGCCGCCAGAAACAGAAGCGCTCGATCCGTTGCAGCTTGTCGTCGGCGTCGTCGACGTAAGATTAGCTAGGGTGCCTACGCCGACAAGCATGCGAAACCACGAGTTGGCAGACGCTGACGTGGCAACAATATTCTGTGAGCCGCTACATGCGACCGTGCCGTACCACAGCGTCACTACGTAGTTGGTGTTGAAGGCCCCGGTGTCAGCAGCCTTCGACAGGGAGACCGGCGAAGACGTGCATGCGGTCACGGCAGAGATGGTGCTCCCCTGATAGCCGGCTACGCCGACGACTATGAACCCAGCCGTGACGCTGACGGCCTGCGTGCACGTCGTGGCGAAGCCGCAGGCAGCATTCTCTTCAATGTCGGTCGGTGTCCACGTCGGTGCCGGGGCACTTCCACTTATGGATACGTCATAGTTGGAGTCACGCGTCTGCCACCCCGCAAATGCTGGTAGAGCCCAAAGCAACAGTGCGAGAGCTAGACGGATCACAGCGTGAACCCCGTCGCCGTCACGGATACGACGCCGCCGGTCCCCGGTGCAGCGGAAATGACCGCGATGCCTGTGTTGACGGCGCTCGCCGGGACGCATGGCGAGAATATCATCTCTGTCACACCGAGCCCGGAGGCGAGCGGTGCCGTCCACTGCGTGAAGTTGAGTGTTCCTGTGATCGTGCCGGTCACGGTCGCGTTGCCCGTCGCCGCCGCCGTGGCGTTGGCCCGGATCGACATGCTGCACAAGTAGGTCGTGACTGACGCGCCTGTGGCGAGCGTCGCGGTGGTCGCCCCCGTCGTGCCCGTCGCCGAGGCCGTGATGGGCGTGGCTCCGGCTGGATAGCCCGCGCCGCCGATGCGCAGCCCGCCGTGAAGATCCATCGACAGGTAGTCGGTTTGCGCGGTTGTGTAGGCGGGGGCGGCCGTCGTCACCGCCGCCATCACTAGCGAGCCGGTCTGGCCGCTCGTGGTCGAGCTCTGCGCAAGACCTACTGCACCGGTCACGTAAGCATTGACACTAGGACACGCGACCGCACTTGGTGCCGTGCCGTAGTTACTGACGCACCCCGAGTTGATCGCCGTACCGCCCATCTGGTTCATGTTGACGGACTGGTTGGCCGCCAACGCACCGCCGGCCTGGAACGGCGTGCCGAGCGTCGTGTTGATCGTGGTGAGCGCCGTGTTGCCGGTCGTCTGAAGCGCGGACGTGGCGGCCCCGGTCGGAAGAGGCAACGCTGCGGCGCTCATCGGAACGGCCGTACCGCCGGTCACGCCCTGCATCGGGAGAGCAAAGCTGGCGTTGGGAGTGCCGGGGGCCGTCGCCAGCGGATTACCCGCCGTGTCGCCGAGTATCTGCATCAGCGACTGCACGCCGCTGCCGACGTCCTTCGACCTGAACGTGACGCAGCTCGTGGCGCACGGTGTCACGAGGATGGCGTTATCCGCCGCCTCTGCGGGCAGCGCTGACAGCAGCGCGAGCAGGAGCAGAATCTTGCGCATTACTTTTCCTCCGAAGTAGCAGGCGCGGCGGGCGGCGGCTGTCTGGCAGCAACCGCGCGGTCCACGGCGGCGCGCGCCGCCGCCTCGTTCTGAGCCCGCACAGACGCCACGGTAATCTGCATGATATCGTTCCACTCATCCCACGACCCGCGCTTGATGGTATTCAGTATCTTGTCTACCTGATCCGCAGTGTACGGACCAAGCGTGTAGGTCTGCTGCCCGAGAGCGACCGTCGTCATCAGAAGCAGAGCGACAAGCGTTCGCATTCAGAAGACTCCTGCGTACTGCGAATTGCATGATTGCGTGAAGTCGAAGCCCGTACCAGCACAGCCCGAAGGCGTTACGGTTACGGTTCCAGTCCCTGGAGTCTGCGGCACCCCGGGCGCAAAGCCGCCGGGAACGCCGGCCTGCCCCCACGCGGCTGCGGCGAGGGCGACGATGGCGAGGAGCGTGAGGGGGAGGCGCATCACTTGCCATCCGATTTATTGTGACGACAACGAAGAAGATTGAACATCGCCATGCCGAGAGTAGCGGCGAGCATAATCTCACTGAGATAATGCCGCATCACTGCGCCCCCAGCAGCTTACTGTACTCGGCCGGCTGCAAGACCTTCATCGCGGCCACGATCACCTTGTCGCCGTTCTGCATGAGCTTGTAGAGCCCGCCGATGCGATCCATCAGGTCGTCGGCCTGCTTGTGGGTGAGTGCGGCGGCGTGGTCGCTGCCGTACTTGTCGAGCACGGCGCGAAGCGACGCCTTGGTGCGCCAGTCCATGTTGCGGTCGGACTCGATGGCGAAGCTGACGCCGTAATTGGCGGCGGATGCGAGCGTGAGCGGGGGGCAGTCCTTGCGCTCCGGATCAACTTTAGCATCCCACGTTGGCGGGCAGTCCTTGATGGGCCTACCGTCAGCCTCAGAGAGCGCGGCGGTCATGTCTACGGTCCACGGCTTCGCGTCGTCGGCGAGCGCCAAGGAGTACCAAATCATCGCGACCGCAATAAGTGCAGTTTTCAATTCAGTCTCCTTTTAATACTATTGATTTCTATTTGTTGGCGGCGGAATATTTCAACAGTTAGGCCCCATGTAGCGGCATAGTCAAAATGACGAATGCCATGTGAATCCATGTCTACCAACTCCGGAAAAGCCAACTCCCAGTCATTGGCAATAACGCCGATACGGCGACCCGGCGCGCCATACCCATCATTATACGAGAACCGCACGCCACGGTTAGCGAGTACCTTGTCCAGTACATCATCTTCAATAGGTTCAATGTCATGCTTCACTGACCGATCAGATGCAACGCATGTCGTGATACCTGACGACAGTAATCCGGCCGTTTCACATACGAATAATCCAGTAGCGCTTGACACAGTGCCGACCGTAAGAGTTCCTGCCGTAATAACAGCTTGTGTGACGCCCTTTATCGTTAAAGCCGTTACGGCTGAATTTTGAACCGTTGCGCCAGCACCACTACCACCGGTTTGCAAAACGATGTCACCGCTCGCACCAGAGCCTGTGCTACGTGATCCGATTAACGTCCAATTAGCGCCAGCGACATTTGAATTGCCGGCCGCCACGTTTTGCACCTGGAATGTCTGAGCCGAGGCTGCTGTTGTGTCGGTAAACCCCAACTGAAGAGTTAGAGTCGCGGGAGACGTAATTGCCGTGTTACCGTTGCGTAGTTCAAAGGCACCATTGTTCGTGGTAATTCCGACAACATTGGTGCCGACAACCGTGAGCCCACTCACGTTACCGCTAGGATCGACACAGTATCCAGTGGATTTAAATGAACATCCCCCGGATTGAAAGGTAACTGCTGAAAAATCGACGCCATTAAGAGCGACTGATGGTGACGCAGTTCCCGCAGTTCGAACTTGCGCGCCAATCAACGTACTATCAGTGGCGAAAGCCCATTGGTGAGCGTAGGCACCAAACATGATGCCTGTTTTCCAGCCGACAGCAGATGCGTTGTCTTGGGCACCAAACTGAATACCATTATCGTCATAAACGGCACGCACAGCATCGTTAGACCCAAGAACGACCGTTAGGCCGTGTTTCTCCGCGGCCGAAGTTCCACCCGCAAGCGTTACATCGTTCTCTTGAGAATTTACCAGCGACACAAAAGTGGCACCTGAAGTCGTATATATGTCAAACCCGCCGCCAAACGCAGTGCCTTTGTAGTTTGCGTATGCTCCGGTCGTTCCACCTAAATTTGCGGACACACGAGTTATCCCGCCTACAGCTACATATCCGGCAGCGCTCAAAGTAGTTGGCGTTCCAACTATATTTTCTGCCCCCTGGATTACGGTCCTACCACCGGTTGATCCGGCAGATGTGGCGTGACCAACATAGAAAACATTGAGATTTCCATTTCCATTGGTTGTGGTGTCAACACTGTCTCCACCTACGTAAATATGAAACGGCGCTAATATTGCGTCGCTTGCTAATTGGGTGGCGGTTCCAGTGAGGGACAATCCGTTAACTGAAAGCCACTGCTGATTGATCGATCCGGCACCAGAGTAGACGATGCTGTTGGTGAATTGCAGCCCCTTCGGAACCACTGCCGGCGCGGTATACGCCGACGCATCCTGCACCCCCTGCGTCAGCGGCCCGACGACGACCAGATCTCCCACGGTGCCGGCGGACGGCAGCACCTGCGAGCCGGGGCCACCCCCGCCCCCGATCGGCACGTCGACAATTTGCCCCCACGCCCCGCCGCAGGCCGCCAACAGGGCGAGCGCCGCAGCGCCGATCAGTCGCGAAAACGGATTCATGCCATGACCGCCATTTGGAGGGACGCCGCGCCGATTTCCGACGTGCGGCGCTCCCAGTCTTTGCCAAATCGAGTGAATCCACCGAACCCGCGATACATGAGCGTGCGGCGCTCCGTAAATGCACGAATCACAGCGGACACGTTCTTGATGCCCTTTACGGCCGCATCGGTCTGCGGCCCCCATTTGCCATCCACGGAGATACCTAGGGCGTGCTGCAGTATTTCGACGCCGTGGCTGCCTTCGTTGACTTCCGCGTCAAAGAAACTCAGGTCGAGTCCAGGCGGCAGCTCCGGGCAATAGGGCAGCCAATATTTGTGATAGTAGATGTCGTCGCCTTCGTCCTCCGTACACTGACGCACGTCGCGACGCGGCTCGCCCTTCTGAGCGCGATATCGGTCGTATTCGACCTGGATAAGGCCGTCCATGGTCTTGCCGCCGGGGTCGCCGACATCGTTGCTGAAGTTGCGCGGGTTGCCCCAGTTGGACGGATACGGGCACTCTTGCATCAGCGTGAAAGGGAGACACGCCGCAAAGCGTTCGCTACCGTAGTTGTTCATGGTGTCACCCTGCCATTTGTACGGGCTCGTTGTTGTCGTTCGCGGGTTCGAGGGCACCCTGTATCTCATCCAATATTAATACTGCCCCTGCATTGGCAGCGGGGATGGTTACTGTTCCTGAAGCGCCATTCCCAAAAACACTGTACGTTAGTGACGTGGACCTTGGAATATCAAAGAAAATCAATGTTGCAGGCACGTAGCCACCTGCCGTGCTGGAGAAACTCGTTAGTTCGCCTATCAGAGTAGAACCGCGTGCCATCTGCATGGAGACGCTGGATGCTGCCGAATTTTGCATACTGCTTTGGAGAAATCCCCTGACTACGTTAGTGGATGAACTTAAATTAATGGAGAGACTTTGCCCGTTAGTTAACGCCTGAGGGATACCTGCGTTCGCAGAAACAGTCCCGTTTGTGGCGGTGGCGTTAAAAACTGACTGAATAACATCTCCAGGTTTTTTGATCCCAGGGCCAAACAACTGAACAAGGCTCAGTCCCGTCCATCCGGTCCCGGACGCCCATGTGGCCTCCACATAACCAACAATGCGATAGGGTCGTGAGGTAACAGAAGACACTGAGCAGTACGCAAGTTGAGAAGACGTTCCGCCAGAAGTCCCCGACCCGCTAGAAAACAAAATAGCTTCGTTCAGTGGAGAGATGCTACTTGCATTCAAAGCGTTGAATGCACACAGTGCGATCCCGGCCCCGGTACCGTTAGTGTCAGATGCCAATATCCACAGCCGACAGAGCGTGGAGGTGGTGCAGCCTAACGAGCTGGTAGTTGCTAACGTGAACGTCAGAGCCGATTGGAGTGGAAGAATCGTCGGCGCTCCACTCGTAAGTGCCGCCGAGCGGAAGTTAAAAAACGCAGTATCCGCGGTGGAAGGCGTTGCGCCTGCGGTAGTCAAAATACTGAGCACCAACGTGTTTGCCGTCGCTACCGCCGTCACTTGTCCGTTCAGCATGCTCGCGCCCGTATTGGCAGCGAACGGATTTACCCACGTCGCGTCACCACGCCAGAACGTCGACGAATTCGCACCCGTACCGCCGTTCAGATTGCCTACAGGCAGGTTGCCGGTGACACCCGCGGTGCCAAGACCAATGGCACCGCAGATTGGGTCCGCGGAGCTGCCCTGACCGATGATAGGGACGTTGACGGAACACGGCGGCACGTTGCCGAAGCCGATGGCGCCCGCGCCGCGACCGAGCGGCACGGAATGGTTTGGCGTCTGCCACTGTGCATGTACGGACGCACAGGACAAAAACAGCGCGGTGACGACGGAGAAAAAGCGTTTCATCATGGCGCGATTACCCATGCGTTAAGGTCGGGGGACGGCTGCAGCATGACCCCGGCGAGCTGGACGGCGGTCGAAAACAACTGCCATGACTCGGCCCCCATGATAGTTGCCGAATCAGGCACCGTCAACGTGATAACGTGATTCGCGACGCCCGTAGAAAAGTCCACGATCTGTAACTTTTTAGCGGCAGCAAATTGCGCTGCGAGATTCGGCAGCACGATCGTTGTCGCGGCCGGCGCCGCGCGCTGTACAGCCGCCAGTGTCGTACCCGTCGCTATGGCCAGTCCGGTGTTGTTGAGCGACTGGAACACGTACCCAGATGTGAGAGGGAGGAAGTACGCCTGCCACAGGGCCGGCGTGGCGGGTTGGTACGCCGCCGCTCCCGCGTTCCACAAGTAAACGACGCCTTCCGCAGTCCACGACGGAACGGCGGGCTGAAACCAAACTGTCGCGGCCTGATTGACCGTCGGCGCTGTGGCTTGCACCGCAAGATTGATAAAGCCCGCACGCGCCAAAGCGGCAACGACGTAATCGAGCCCCGGCATTTGCTCCGTACGTACACCGCCGCCCGTATTGCGGAGCAGCGCCAGAAAATCCGTTGACGGCGTGTAGGACATGGCGCCCCTACCTAAATGCTGTGGGTATCCTCACCCGTGTATAGCGGATTCAGCGTTACGTTGACGGAACTCGCCGCGCCGGGCCACGCGCCTGCCGCCTTCGGCCCGTACATCGACACGGGATTAAGACCGTAGTTTCCGAAACCTGCCCACAGCAAGTAGTAGTCTCCGTTCACGCCGATATCGTTCGTCGGCGGGAACGTGCCGAACCACTTCAATTGCGGCTGGTAAGTCGGATCGACCAAAAAGACGTAGTGCCCCCAAGGGTCAACATCGCCGCCAGCTTCCGTCGACCGCTTCGTGTACAGGGTCCACGCTGCGGTATCAATATAGAGATCGCCAACAGCCCCGGCTTGCGGTACCGGCGGCCCAGTCCCGCGCATGATGGCGCCCATCTGCTTCGCTTGGAAGTAGATGCCGCCCTGTTGCGTGCCGTTGTCAAATCCGGAAATCGCAACCTCCCATTACCGGCCTCATATGCTGTGCTCATCTTCGGCCGTATACAACGGATTCAGCGTCACGGTAACGACGGACGGAACGCTTTGCAAACCCAGTTCGCTGATAAGCGTTCCGGCAACGTTGGAAACCGGCGTCGCCAGCACGTATTCATCCACAAGACCCGCGACTATCAACTGCGTCGAATTGCTGTACGCGGCCTGCGCACCTTCGCCAAACAAGCCGAGCGGAAACACAAAACCAGCGCCCGCTACGGCAATCGTTGTCGTCGGGCCGTTCCCACTTTCCGGCCAAGTCCCGCTTGCGTTCTTTGGCCCGTAAATCGACGGCTGTAAACCGTAGTTGCCAAAACCCGCCCATGACAAGCAATAATCGCCAGTAACGCCGATACTGTCATCCGGCAGCGACGTGCTGAACCACTTCAATTGCGCCTGGTACGTAGGTGGTACGGCGAAAAGATAATGGCCCCACGGATCGACCCCGCCGCCTGCATCATTGGACCGCTTGGTATGCAGAACCCATGCCGCGGTGTCGATGTACAAATCACCGACTAGGCCGCCTTGCGGCACCGGCGGCCCGGTCCCGCGCAAAATCGAGCCGAACTGTTTGGCCTGAGAATAGACGCCACCTTGCGCCGTCCCGTTGTCGAAGCCAGTCACGTCCCGCGGCCTCCGCGTCCGCTACGCGCCACGCGGAGCGCCATGTTGATGCCGGTACCGTCGCCATTATTAATGGCGAGAGCACGCAACCGAACCCACCCCGAGCCGTGCACATCTCGGCTTGTAGCTACGACCATGTTTTGCCACTGATCGACCGGAAACGCTGCGGAGTTCGGGTCCGTACCGAACAACTTCATTTCCATCAATACAGAGCATTCCGGCGCGATCGGTGTCATCGTGACCGTACTTGACGCGGGCGTGTTGAACACGATTGATGCGCGTGCGATGTTAACCGCGAGCGCATCACCTTCGTTGACCGGAAGCCAGCCGGTGGCAAGCCCGGCAGCGTCGACGTACACGCAATCGTACTGACGATTGATCGCCTTCGTGCTGCCGCCGGGACGATAGAATGTCACGTGCGTCTACTTCCGAGCGGGCTTGCTGAATGCCGTACGGCCCCTGAACACGGTGCCGCCGGACTCGCCTTCGCCATGCTTTGCTCGCGCGAGACGCCGATTGCCCGAACTGATATCGGCGACGGCACCCGGGAAGCGTTTCAACGGCCCCGCGGGCACGGCAGGGCGACCGCCGAACTTCGTCTTGGGCGGCCCCAACGGGTTCGGAACGACGTCGTTTTCACCCGATGGGTTGAACCCCGTCTTGTGGCCGCAGAACCGCGTGCTCATTTTCTTTCGTCCTTTCGGCAGCGTGGCCCTTTTCAATCGCCAAGAGCGCTCCCGGCGGTGCGCGAACTAAACTGTTCGTCAGTCTCGCCCGGCCGACGCACGGATTTATCTGCCGTACTCCGAGGGAAAGGCCCGGAATCGCGCTGGCCCCCGTTCCGAACCCGGTCCCCGATCGCACTTTCCGCCGCCTTGATGTACTCGCGAAGTTCCTTGGCTCGGTCTGTGTCGGCGCCCCCAGAACGTTCCAAATTGGCGAGCTCTGCCTTGAAGCTCTCCAGGTTCGGCGAAGTCGTGCCGTGACCGCCGTGCAAGTCCTGGACTTTATCAAGGTCCGGGTGCTGCGTGAGTTGGTGGACCCTGCCGGCCGCCGACTTCACGATGTCGGCGAAATTCTGATTCTGCAGGTTTCGGGCCGCGTTTTCCAGCTCATGCAGCGCATCGCGCATGCGTTCGAGCCCCGTCCGCACGCTGTCGTCCGCCCGCATGTCACTGTGTGCTTCCCGTTCCATGACCTGTGCTCCCTTTGGGTTTTGCGTGATCTACCTGCGTTCGTTCGGCGGCTGCCGAATCATGGCCTTGATTTCTGCGAACCCGCCATCGACCTTACCCTCGAGGCGCGCCATCCGTTCGCTCATGGTCGAAAGCACCTTAACTTGTTCTTTGAGCGTAGTCACGTCGCTTGTGACGCCGGACATGAACCATGCACCGGTAACGATGCCGCCACCGCCGGCCAGCGTAATGCTGATAAGCAGTGCAAGCGGAATGGCGCGATCGATATGCCAGCTCCTGCCGTACACGCGATCGTTTTCCATGGCGTCATTTCTCACGTTGCCCTCAATTGCGTCGTGTTAACGTCCAACTCGGCAAAGAAGTTTCACGCCTTGTCAGCCATGCGACGAATAGCGACGCTGTAGACCATACCGCGCCGCGGTTCCTCCCCCGTCGTCAAACATGTCCGACGGCGCGTTGATGACGATTTCCGACGGCGCGCCGCTACCGTTGCTCTGCAAGTGCACTTTACGGATGCCGCCATCAGAGCGCGCCACTTCGCATGTGAACCGGCCGCGCATGCTTAACGCTCTCCGTCGTGGTCTCGCTCCATTTTTCGACCGCGCACCTCCCCGATGGCTTGGTCCCCTTCACTCAACTTTTGCTGGATACCGTTGGTATTGTGAATCACTTGGTTCATCTTATCGCGGCTCCCGTGCGCTATGATGATTTGCCAGACGACGCCGCTACCGATCAGAATCTCGACTGCAAGTCGAACGATCTGAATGGCTATTTCTAGTTCCGGCATATTTTAGCTCCAATAGCTGACGCTCATTGTCGTACCGATTATCTTAACTGCGGCGAGCGCAGCGGCGCCGTACAGGGGCAGCGCACCGCCGGCAGGAATCGCGGAGGTGTAGTTGACGGTGCTCGGCGTCGACCCGTCATAAGTGATGTACGCCGTTCCACCGATTGCGGTAATGATCGCATACGTTGGAACGTTATTGACAGTCGTGCCGGGCGTCGACGTCGCGCCGGACGGTACAGTCAAGCCCGTCGCAACTGCGATGCTGACGTTTTCCTGCGACGCGAGTTGAATGCGCGATGGTACGTCATCGGAAACGAAACGCGAGGCGCCGAGCTTCACGGCCTTGGCCATGAAGCTGTTGGGGAACTGATTCGCGAGGTCAACGCCGCTCATGGCTCAGTTAGCCTTCTGTTTGATGACATCGATCCAAGGAAACAAGCGCGCCGCGTGCGGAACATTTTGGCTGCTTCCGCGATAGTACGCTAAATCCACAATCACAGCCGTCACCGCAAGGTACAGCATAATCCCGCAGAATGCGGCCCGTAGCAGCCACAGCAAGCAACGAAGTGATCGGCATGTAGAGCGGCATTGAGTAGCAAGAGGCAACAGCAAACGCGACGACAACCGGCCACTCTTTGGACCCCGTACGCAAGAGTGCAACACTGAGTATGCTGAGCGGCAGAAGCGCGCCCATCCCGTATTCAAACAAGAGCTGCAGCGCATCATTGTGTGCGTGCCCCGGATACAAAACCTGACCCGCTTGCGTGATATTCACAGCAGAGAACGCACCCGGCCCCCAACCAAACCAGTTCAGCCCGTGCCATGCCACTTCCCAAATCAACATACGCTCTTGGTCCGACGTACGTCCCAACGGCATGAACAGGTAAAAAATACCCACTGCGGCGACTATCGCACCGAGCGGCCACGCCCGCCTGAATCGCAGGGCAATCAAGCCGACTGCCAAGGCGAGCCACGCACCGCGCGACTGAGAGAGGACAAGACCTGGCACGAGTGGGACTATCCACAGCCACATCCGCTCCGTCGCCAGCGCGACGATAAGCAAAGCCAGCACGGCGCCTTGCTGTACGCTGTTGACGTACAACCCCGGAGGTGCCGTGGAAGTGACGGGGAGAAGCTGCCATCCCGCGTATTGCAAAACAGCCACTGCCGACGATACTGCACCCCCGATCGCAAGACCCGCGTACAAACCTCGCAACGTTGTCAACGTCGATCCTAGCCACAGATTGAGCCCCATCAACACGACCAACCAAAACCCGAATACGGCATTGTACGGAACTACGCTGAACCAAACACCGATCGCGGCGTACAAGATGAATAGCACGCCGAACCCATGCAACACCGTGAACGGCGCGCTGCGGAACACGGTAAAAATTGACAGAACCGCCAACACGGGCCACTGCGTTGCGATATACGCACCCGTAATACCGGGCACGTAGCAGAGCGACACGATGGCGCCGAGCCAAACCACTTTCGCGCCCTCCTATCGAATCAGGCGTCCTTAGTGGCCGCCGATCGGGAACGGCAGCACTGCGGCACCGGGACCGTTGTTTCCGTACCCGCATAGGCGCGCCAGCGTGTAGAAGGGGATATCGCCGCCGACGCTCGCCTGCATCGGTATGGCAACGGCGGGCGTGGTCGGGCACGCCGCACCCCACGCAAGCGGCGTCTGCGCATTGATTGTGACGTTGGTCGAGACGCTGATTTGCGTCCCGCTGGCCGCCGTCACGAATACGTACTGTGGAATTGTGATGGACGTGAGCGACGGATTCGCGCCGGCCGAAATCAGGCAGCCCACGCACGGCGGCGTGGTGGGGGTGGCGTTCAGGATGATAAGCGTTGACGGGTACTGCACCGTCAACACGCCCTGACCTGTGTAGGATGGCAGACCCGTTGCGCACGTTCCGCAAGCCGAACCGGCGGCGACGCCGCTGCCGGACGAAGTTGCAAAGCGCGCGCTGCCTTGCACGATGCGCAATTCGAGCGGCCCATTGCCGAAGTCGGTCACGCCGGGAGCCGGGTTGATAACGATTGGCAGCGGGAGCGCGGTCGCGGTAATCTGCTGCGACGTGACTTGCGCGCTCGCCGCGTGCGGTACCAGCACCGCGGCGACAATCAGCGTATTCAGTGCGAGACGATGCGCCCAACTCTTTCCGTAGTTCATGACGGGTATCCTTCGTTCGTTGTGCGTCCGTTCAGTTAGTCGGCAATGAAGCCAGCGCCGCCGCGGTAATGACGAGACTGATTGAACATGACTTGGGCAACCGCGCCGGCTGCTGTCGGGTCGTTGCCGATTTGCTCCGACGCGTTGATAATTCGCAAGGGCAGCGTGCTCGTTGTCGCGATTGTGGCGGGATCCAGCGACGTGCCGGAAATGCCGAATCGTGTCTGTTGAAAACCGGCATTGGCCTTCACGTCGATGCCGTTGCCCAAGTCCAGATTGAAGGCAGTTGCCGGCACGGTAGGCATGGTGCACGACATGATGACTTGCGGGTCCGTCTCGACAAAAACCCAGTCTTCGGTCAGGGCCGGAGTGTACTGCCAACCGTTCTTCGCCTTGTACAGCGTAATCGGGCCGAACCCGACCACAAGACCCGCGATGACGCTTGTCGTGTCACCCGGAACCCAGCGCGAAACATTGGGCGCTATCGAACCGTTGCCCAGGAGCGAACCGCCGCCGTTGCCAATCACAAGCCCGCCGGGTGCTCCGATGTTGGCCGGTAAGTCGCCCGCACCCTGGACGCCGATCGAACTGGAATTCCACACCACGATATCGCCACGGAAGATCGCGAGAGCGTTGGTCGCCGCGACGTGGAAGGGCCGAACGGAACTTTGCGCCTGTGAAGCGCCGTCGCCCGGCTGCTGCGGCAAAAGCCCGCTGTAGTGCCGATATCCGCCGCCGAGCGTTCCTTGATTGACGATTTGGACCAAAGTAGCCTCCTATGCGGCCGTTAGCTCTGGGGAACTCCCGAATCACTTGGTAGCACTGCAACTTGTCATACGTCAAATCTGAGCGTAATGCAGCTTGCGGTAGGTTGACTTTTTCCGCGCATTCGCATCATATGTGCGCCGTACACGTACAGAGGATTGAATTATGAGGGCGGCCAGGGTGTGGAACAAGTGACGCACTTTCTTATCGGACTGCTCGTGCTTGTCGGGCTTATTGCCTTCGCGTTCGGCAGCGCCGTCGCGATTGGCTTTGTACGCGCATGCTTGCTGCTTATCGCGGCGGTCGTACTTTTTGGTATCGCGTACGTCGTAATTGACGTGATGCAAACGCCGGACGCGCTGCCGATGGCAAAGATACCGGAGTTCACGCCGGAACTGCGCCGTACGTGTAGAGAATGGCTTGACCACCCGAACGACGCGCCGCGCATGTGCTTTGCATACTTGGACAGGTGGGAGAAAATCCGATGAGTACGATAGTCGCGGCGCTCGCCGTCATCGTTTGGCTGGAGGCGGGATTCATCGTATGCCTTCTGACGCGAAAGACCGGAGGCGAGCGCCGCGAGCACATCGAAGATGACCTTCCGCCGGATCATCCGGTGAAATACCGGATTGACTCGTTCGCCAACCACCGGCGCTTTCGCGAAGACAGCGGCGCATGGCACCCATCATTGTTTAGCTGAATGCCGTACTTGGGCAAGCGGGAGAAAATACGATGACTTTCCCTTGGGAGCAGTCCGCATCGCGTCTCGAATTAATCAAAGACCCGATAACAGGACTGTATCCGGGAGAGCGCGACGGCATTCCGGGCTTTTTGCGGCGCGTACGGATGCCGGATGGAACCGTACAGATTGGACTCAGTCCTTCAAATAATCCTCAAGACTCAAGCCAATCGTAACTTCGGCCTTCGGCATCCACGAGTTGGCCTCGCGACGCATGGCGGCCCGTACGGTGCCGGCGACGCCGCTATCGCGTGCTCGCTCGAAAAGCAGTATCTCGCCCTCGGCAAGCGCCTTGTCGACCTCCGGATCGTCTTTGAGTGAGCTGGCCGCCACGCCAGCCGCCCGCGCTGCCAGTTCCAAGGGCACGCCTTCGCTAAGGCGCCGCAGCATGACAGCGCGTGGCGTCTCCTGCCTCTGCGTAAAGGGTGTCGACCACGGAAACACGTTATCTCTTTTTCAGCGTGGCGCGGTTCGTCCCTGCGTCGTACTCGTAGTCGCGCGCGAGTCGCCCGCTTATTTTTGTCGCGCGGTCGATCGCGCGCCCCGCCGGCCCCAGTGCTTCGCGATACGCACCTTCCGCGGTCAGCCGCTCCGAGTTCTGTTCCACGTGGCCACGGTCGCGCAAAATCGAAAGCGCCATTTCGCGGTTGCCGCCGAGCTGATCCGTCAGCCGATCAATAAGCGGTTGGTGCGGCGCCCGCGGTGCCGACGCTTTCGGCCGAAGCATTTTGTCAAACGACATCGCGTCACTCCGTCATGCTGACCGCGGCACGCGCGCCAACCGTGCCGCCAACATCGCGGAAACCGCGTGCACGCCTTGCTACCGCCTCTTTCAGTTCCGGCACGAAATCCTCGAACCGAGCTGCACCGCCTGCGGCGCGTTGTGCACGCCATTGGTTATAACCGGCAACCAACTTTACCGCGCTGATGACGTGGCCCAGCACAGGGATTTTTTCCGCGCCAACAAGCGTGCGAATATCCTTTTCGACATCCGGCCCTTTGCGACGCATGGCATCCCATGCAGCAATTGCGGCTCTGTCATCTTGCGCAAAAGCGCGAAACGTACGGTCAGCCGTACGGCCAGCTTCGCCAGTCATGCGCGCCGCGGCTGCCATGTCGCCGCCATTCGTCGCCTCCATCAGCCTGCGGTACCGCGTATCGAGCACCCTCAGCCGATCGATGACTTTCGGACCTTCGGTCGGACCGAATACGGCATTGGCGACCTTTGCTTGCTGCGTCCGTACGGTATCGGCAAGCGTGCGCATATCTTTTGCCGTCTGTGTACGACCCAGCGCGGTGCTTGTCATGGCGTCGCGTTCCGCGTCCAGCAAAGCCGAACGAACGTCCTTAAGCTGCGTCCACTTCGATTGCCAGTCCTTGGCAGGCGCCGTAATCGCAGCCTCCGTACGTTCCGCCAGCTCAGCGTGCTTCGCGGATACCTGTTTGTTCTCGACTGCGGCGATCGGCCCGTCCGTCAGCTTGGGCGACGCCTTTGGAGCACCGACGCCTTTGTTGCCTACTTCTCTTTCGAGCTGCCGATAGCCGGCCCCAATGTGTTCTTTTTCAGTTGCGCCCGGCCGCGACACTTCCGCTTCGCCGCGCGGCACGCCTTCGGACGCCACCTTGTGCGCATATGCAACTTCGTCGGGCTTGGCGCTCGGCATCATTTCTTTGATGGTTAGTTCGGCTTTTTCCTTCGCCTTCTCCGCGGCTTCATATTTCGGATTTGCAGTCGCTGCGGCGCCGGCCACGCCCGGCAATTTCGGCTGCTCGGTTTTCAGCGTCTCGTTTGCAGCGTGCAAGTCCGCCGCAGCGGCGCGTACGGTCTTTTGCGCGTCGTTCGTAAATAGACTGTAAATCTTGTGCCCCACCATGCCGAGCGCGCGGCCAAAGCCTTCGCCGATTGCCGCGGCGCCCGCACCCGTCACGGCGACTTCGCCAGCGTCGACCGCATCGCCGCCCTTCGCAAGCGTGTCGGCGCCTTCCACAGCGCCCACACCGAGTGCCCTGGCCGCAGCGCCGACGTAGGGACGGCCTTCGGGCGCCACGCCGAGAACGCCGCCAAGCGCTACTTGCTTGGCGATCTCCCGCGGGCTCTGCGGATTGCCGAGCAAATAGTCCTTAAGCCACTGGCCCGCACCGCCGCCGACCGCACCGCCGCCGACTGCGCCCGCCGGGCCGCCAGCTACGCCGCCGCCGAGCGCACCAATAGTCGACCCGATTGCGGGCGCGTGCTCGGCGGCGGCATTACCGACATCGGCCAGTGTGGTAGTCGCAGCTCGCGTAGGGCTGCGACCCGTACGCATTGCCGCTACGTTACGCGCCTCTGCTGCTTGGTCGCCACCAAGCGCTACTTGCTTGGCGACCTCCCGCGGGCTCTGCGGATTGCCGAGCAAATTTGCCGCTACGTTACGCGCCTCTGCTGCTTGGTCCGCCTCACTGCCCTGTCCGAACCACCGCGCCTCCCGTACGCGTCGCGAGGCAAGTCCTTGGTTAACTTCGCCACCGGCTTTGTTGTATTGCAGGAACGCGGCTTTCGCACCGGCAAGATCGCCAGCCCGTACCTTCTCGCCCAAGCCGGATTGAGCCCACTTTTCGCCGGAATTGAACGTCAACGATGCCAACGCGGCGCGCGTCCCCGGATCAAGATTCGGATTGACCTTATCGACGAACGCGGACGCTTTGCTCATTTCTTCGTTGAAACGACGTTCCGCAGTCGGTTTGTCGATCGCTTCCGTGGAGTGGGCCGCACGCGTACCGTAGCCGTTGGTAAACTGCTTGTAGTCCCACTCGGCGCGCTGCTTAAACCCTTCGGATTTCTTGATTTCTTCCGCGTAGTTTACCGGAATTCCGCCAGTCGGCGGCTGTGCGGGTGCGCCTCCAGATCCCGGAGCTGCACCAACAGGACCCGGGGGTGGCTGCCCGCCATTCGGAGCGGCGGGAGAGTTTGGCCCGGATGGCTGTGAACTGGGCACCGCGGGTTCCGGGCCGCCCGTCTGTGATGACGGGCTGTCGCTGCCATGGTCGAGTGGCGCGACCTTGGCGCCTGGCACGTTGCTTCCCGTAGGCAGCATGACGCGACGGTCGCCAATCGTGACCATGGGGTAACTGTCAATCTCGCGGTTGCCGGCTTTCAACGCACTGTCGTACGTCGCGCGTAGCTGCGGGTTTTCCGTAACTTCCTTGTCAAGCCCCAGATTCTTCAGGACCATGCCGTAGCGGCCAGCCGTCTCCATCGGCTGCGAGATGCGGTCGCTTAGTTCCATCAAGGCCTCGCCGTGCTTGAAGCGCGCAACTTCCTTGATGCCTTCGATCGACGGAGGCGACAGGCGCTCTTGTGGCGGTTTGCCGAGCCATTCCTTAAGGGCCGCGCGCTCCGTCTCCAGTCGGTTGCGCGCTTTATCGATTGTGCCGTACTTAGCCTCCAACATCTTCGTGAGGCCAATGCTGCCGGCTGCCTTCGATCCTTCGGCAACGTCGCGGCCGATAGCGCCCAGTTCATCGCTGATCAGCGCGAGGCCCGCGGCAGATTTGTACAGCTTGTCATTGTTCGCCGTGTTAAAAAAGTCGCGCGACATTTTGTACTTGCTGATCGCGCCTTTTACTTCGTCCGCATTCATTTGCTCACGTACGGTCTTGATTTGCTCCGGGGCGGCATTCGACCACGTAACGCCGCGATTGGCCGTGTCTCGCGATCCGGGTGGTCCCATGACACCCTGCACGTCGCCGTACCCTGGCAGCGTAACGGCCTTAAAGCCCGGGACGCCTTCGCCGTTGGCGAACTGGTACGTACCCTCGATACGCGACCCTACCTTTTCGTCCGTGATCGGCACCGCTTGGTTGAGCTGATCTTGGCGCGCATTGAACGCCATCAGCGTCCGGCTCGCTTGGTTGTACTGCGTCTGCAGCGACCCGCGAACCCGCGTCCATTCCTCAAGAGTTTGCGGGATGCTGTCAGACTTGACGCCGATCGCCTGCAAATCGTTTTCTTTGATGACCTTATCGCGTGCGGCCTTGTACGCCACTTCACTGCCGGCGGTCGCAGCGGCGTTGAGCGTCGTCATGCCGCGCTGTACGGCCTCCACGTGTTGACCAAACTTCGCCATGGCGTCGGGCATGTATAAGTCCGCGCGGTTCTTCCATTCCGGCGACGCACCCGACAGCGCCTTGTAAGCGTTAAAATTGCCTTCGTCCTTCCACTGCCGCAGCGCTTCGTTGGCGAGCGTCGTATCGGTCGCCTGGTAACCGAATTGATTCGGGTTGGTCAGGCCCCAGTTGCGCGCCGTGCTCCGTATGTCGGCCGCACGCTGTCGCTGTTGCTCAATTTGCTGCAGTTGCTGCGTCGCTTGTGGCATAAAATCGCGTGCGGCTTTCACGCCGTCGGGGTCAAAAAACTGTATGAGCGGGTTCGTAGCGACGCTGCCGGCGGACTTGATGCGTTGCTGCAGCAAGTCCGCAGACTGATCGAGGGCCGACGTTGCAGGGTCGGGTGGCGTGTACTGCGGGCCACCGAACAGCTTACCGACAGCCTTACCTGCAGAACTGACCGCGGCGCCAAAGCCCGAGCCGAAGCCACCATCCTGCGGCGCCGCGGGTGGCGGTGCGCTCGAGTCCGGAGTGCTGAACTGGGAGCCGAAGCCGTCGCCATCAGCCATGAAATCAACCCCTGCCTGCCGTTGTGGGGGTGATTCTAGCACGTCAAGCGCGGCAACTCAATCACCGGAACTTGATTGTGCGAACGCGACCCGGCGGGCTGTCGTAACGCTCCGTTTCTTCGTCGCGTATGCGGTCGGGGATTTCCTCACATTCGCGCAATGTCGGTGCTCGCAGACACAGCACTACGAACGCAAGCGCCGAGCCCGCGATGACTGTAGCGGCGCCGGCCGCGAACGATGCCCAGTTCATGTTGCGGTCTCCAGTGCCCAGTGCATCCACGCCGTGGACTGCTCGCCGAAATGAAATTGCATGGGATGGTCGCCCCACTCGATTGCGACGATGATCTTGCCGCGGTGATTCTCGACATCCGCCACTGCGCCTGACGACCCGGACATCGCATTGCGGATACGGTCGCCCCGCTTAAGAGCGCGGAATTCGTCAATGGTCATCTGTCGGCCTGCCAGCTCGGCACGCTGGCATCAACTGTCGGCGCGGTTATCCAGAAGCCACGATCGTTGAGCACGAGCAAGCGACCGTCGTGCGTCATGCGCGTATCCGGCCTATCGCTACGCGCCAGCTTGGCACGCTTTACCGAGTCAATTGTGCTCTTCCATGGGATCATGTTCTGCTCCCCTCCGTTGCGATGTCGTCAACGATATCCATGATTCCCTTGATGACCGCGATCAGCGCGATCATGTCCGCATCCTCGGCCCTAATTTCCCTGAGGCGCGTGCGGATGCGCAACGTACGTTCGCGGCGACTGCGTTTCGCATCATCGTTGCGGCTCATTTGTCTTCGTCCTTTGCGGGCCGTATTACGATGTCAGTACACCACGCGATCGGTTGCTTCCGGCTTGAACGACGCGACGGCGACAAGTGCCTCACCGTCTTTGCCGAGTTTTTCGATTGCTGCGGGCGATAGCAACTTGAACGCAGTTAAGCCGATCTCGTCAAACGCAAGCACCGCGGCCGTATCTTCATCGTTCCACTTGCGGTGCGTGATGCCAGGCTTGCGAGCGGCGCCTGGGAGCGTCGTACCTTTGGTGACGACGCGATAGGTGATTTGCGCGTCAAGCGCTTTCACGTAGCCGGCAACGTCCTGTACGGTCTTTGCCAGCGGCACGAGTTCGGCGTCGGCGATGGCTGCAGCGTCTAGCACCTGCAGCTCGGACACGATCGCGTCGAGTGCGGATTTCAGTTCGGCGGGTGTGCGGTGATTGGACATTTGTGCTCTCCAGCGTTGAGTTGACGGTGTGAGGTCTAGCGTGATTCGGCGGAAGTGTCAAGGGGCGAAGCAAACGATCGCGACGAATGCCAGCGCTCCAAAAATCAGCGTAGCGCCGACGACCGTACGCGCAACCTTCACGCCGAACGCGAAAGTTATCAATCCGATGATGACGGCGAAGCCGATTGAGTGGCCGTGACGGTGCGACATGTTGCTCTCCAGCGGTTCGGTGTTTTCCAATGTCCGTACGTATGCGCCTTAAGGATTGCCGTGTCAAGCGCGTTTTTCAACTTTTCGCGAATATTTTCTTGCCGCGTCGGTTTGCATGCCGAGCAGCCAGGCCAGCTTGCCGATTTCGTACTTCGCGCAAATGGCGTCCCAGTGCGCCACGGCCGCTCGCCCATTGATTGGCGAAGCCGCGATGGCAATCCGTAGAGCTGACGCCGCAGGTTCCTCAGCAGCCGCCAGAACGCGTTGCATGCGCTTTGTGCGTTCGAAGTCCGACCGTGAAAGCCGGCCGATCGCAATCAGGTCGTCGACAACGCTCGCAAGCAATCCGCCGCACAGTTCCGCCAGCTCGACCGATAAGCCGTGTTGCTTGCAAGCCGACGTCAGAGCCGGTGATTGCATCCGCACAAGCCGACTGATGACAGCCGCGTTGTTAGCCGCTGTCTGCAGTGCGTACTGCGATAGCCGGATGGCCGGTAGGTTTGTCATTTCGAAGTCCTTATCATCTTTCTTTCTCCCCGCCAAGCGAGGGGCGAAGCCCCGCAGCGCTCTACGGCGGTAATACTTTCTTTTCTTTATACACAGTGGCTCACGGTTTAACCGTGGCCCGTGAGTTCTTACGGCTGTGTGAGATCAAATTACGCAAATTGCGTGACAAACTTGTGGATAACTTGCGTAATTGCGTAGATGTGACACTAGTGAATCAGTGTATAAGGATTGCGTAAACAGCGCAAACGCCAGGAGCGCGGAATGAACTTGACAGGCACCACGATCCACGGATGGAACGTCGGCGAGGCGGTCACTAAATGGTGGCGGGGTAAGTTCGTGAGTCTCTACAGGCTGCGGAAAAACTGCGGACAGTGCGGCGTCGAAATGGTACTGGACGTAACGAAATCAGCCATTCAGGGCACGGCCAAGAATTCCGGCCTCCATATCATGCGGTGCACGGCATGCCGCGACGCTTCGCACTCGCAAGGCTCTACATCTCGACCGACCACCGTCACGACGACGGAGACCGCGGCCGCGGCCGGCCCAGTCGACACAGAAGAATTGGAACGCCTCCGCATGTCCAATAAGATCATGAAAGAAGAGTTGGACGGCCTCTACGCCGAATTGCGAGCCCTTAAGGCGAGCAAGCTCCCTTGGGAGTGACATTGCATAGCTGCCATGCGGAATAACATTTGACATTCTTAGGGATGTTGATAGGTTGCGGATGTCAACACGAGCTGGAGAGCAAACCAAATGACCTTCGCCCCCTTCTG